TTAAATTGGCTTTGGAAGTTTAGTTATAAAACTACTATACCCTTCTGAATATTGAATCACATTTAATGAACTCCATTTCTCCATACTTGTTAAATCCTCATATGTGAAATCTTCCCCTATTTCCTCCTTAAAATATTCAAAGTCTTCTTTTAAACTGCCTTTTAGCAACATGAAACTGGCACCAGCACCTTTAAGATCCTCTATAAAATTCTTTTCTAATTGAAATAATCTTTGACCACTTAATACTGGTTTAAATCCATATTTTCTAGTTTCAGTGATAATAGTATCTAGATAATTTTCTGCAGTTTTAACTTGACTAAGTTCATCAATAATTATGTGGCTTCTAGTAGGTTTTTTATGCAAATCACCTCTAATCTCTGCACTTGTCCATAATTTTGTTATTAAAAATGTAGCTATTACATTTTTAACATATTTTTTAAATTTACTTTGGGGCATTCTTATTAGTACAACCTTTCCCTCTTCCATCAAATCAACAAAATTAACATTATTCTCAGGTGTTTTATTAAACATCATCTTAAGATAATAGTCTCTTTTTAATAAAGTCATTCTATCAAGTATTCCTTCAATTTTGCTTTCTCTAGTACCTACTTTTTCAGCTGGATTATCCTTAGAAGGTCTTGACCACTCATCAAGTTCTTCTAATGAAGCAATATCTTCTTCAAAAAAATTTATATAGTTTTTTGGAAGAGAATTAATAATATCCTCTCTGTATTTATAATCAGTTAAGCATCTTATAATATCTTTAAAAGTTGCATTTTCATCTAGAGTAAAAACTATATCACATGCAGCAATCAGAAACCTCTCCATTTTAGGGCTAAATGGTTCTCCATTAATATTAATGCTATTTACTAATTCTAATGTTAATTGGCTCTTCTTATTTGCTACTTCATATCTATTTTCAAATGTATCAATTTTAAATTTCAATTCATTATAAGCAAGACTTTGCATTGAAGCTATATCTGAGAAATCTAATATAACTAATTTATCCTTTGGAACGACACTTTCAATATCCTTAGTCATTTCATTATTTTTAATAAAATCAATTACAAATATACTTTCATCTCTAGCCATTGCATATCTACAGTAATTAGCAAGGTATGTAGATTTCCCACCTCCTTGTCTTCCTAAGATCATTAAAGGTAAAGATCCTACATCATAATCATCTTCCAAATATACAGCTGATATTGTACCTTTATTTTTATTGTTACCCAAACATATATACCCAGACTTTAGTTGCTCCGGAATCTTAACCTCTTCAACTTTAATATGATTTATATTAAAGTAATTCAATAATGTTCTTCCTGGAATTTGAATGAAATTTGAAGCTTCTTCAGTACTCATTATATTTTTTTCTATATTAAAATCATATTCATTAATGTCAAATTCCTTTTTTCTTTTTACTTTTTTGTATGTTAATTCATTATCTTCATCCAATACTCTATAAGCTTGGCATACTGATAAAGCGTTATTTTCTTTTCGAGTTTTATCTTCTCCATCGGCAAGTATTGCTATTTGTGCATTTAATATAGTTGCATCTTTTTTCTTTTTAGTGGCAGCACTTAATTCTCCTTCTTGCTTTATAACTCCTAAAACCTCTTTATATAGGCTATTTTTATCTTCTAATTCTTCTCCACCTACAAAATCATTTACTACACTTAAAACGCTATCTATTACATTTAATAATAAATATATTCCATTTATAGCTATACTGGCAAATGTCAATTTGTTTTTATCTACAGGTTTCATTTCCTTAATCTTATCCATGGTTTGATTATATTTATCAATCCATCCAAATTGAGTTGATGGTATAAAATTATAAACTATTGTAACTCTATCTTCATCTTTCATAATATCCATTACATTCAATATAGAATTAAGTGGTTCATTACTTTTTCTATCAACTTGAAGAGATAATGCATCTTCTTTTTTATAGCTTAGTTGGTACATTTCCATATTTTCAGTAAAGGGCATCAAGCTCCCTACTAATACCGATATAGTAGCCTTTGTCCAAATCTCTTTTATTTTCTCAATTAATATGTTTTTGAAAATTTCTGGTACAAGAAAATAAAAGTTAGCATTACATTGATAAATATCAATTATATAACTTATTTTGAAGCTAGTTTCAAAAAATAACTTTTTTTGCTCAAATTTTATCTGTTTATTTATAGTTTTATAAGTATAAGCTATAGCTTTAGCAATATTAGAAGAATTATAATTTCTAATTGATTTATGAGGTGTAACCTGAATATATACATAATTAGGTTTTATTATTTTTAAATAATCTGATACTTTTATGCTTTTTTCTTTTTGGAATATCATATTAAAACTCCTTTTATTGCTTGCAATATGAAATAAAGAATAACACTTAAAGTTACATACTTTCCTGCTTTCCTTTGTCCTCCAATATACAAAATAAGAGCTGCTATACAAACAAATAAACACACCCAATAACTGTTATTAATAATCCCTACCCCTATCCATTTAAAAAAATTTAATAATCCATTTTTTATACCTTCTAAGATACCTGTGACTATACTAGTTTTTAAGCCTTCAAATGACTTATCTATATGCATTTTAATAGTTTCCATATACTCTTATCCTCCTATTGAAATGCTGCTGCTATAAACCTAAATATTGCAGGTAGAAAATAAAATGAAGAAAAAATTATTAACCATTTAAATATAGTTGATAAAACTTCATTCTTCCCCCCACCTTTTTTGAATACAGCTATCAATATTTCTAAAATACAACCAATTAGACATATCCAAAAACCTACTCTTTGTATAATACTTAAAAACTCTGCTCCAACACTATCTACTTTATTCAATGCATCTTCTGTAGAAGCTAAAACTTTATTAGCAATATTTAGACAAGCTGTTGTAAATATAAGTACTTTAGATATTCTTTTATCTTTCATTAAATCTCCTATAAATAAATCTGCTTTATTTATTTCCTTAATTTCTTTTAGTGTTAATTCTCCTCTTTCATATGATAGAAATTGAGGAATAGTCATTGTTATTTTTTTACTCATTTCAAAATCCTCCTTGAATAATAAATTTAAATGCGGAAATAATATAAATATTAAATTAATCGGAGGTGCATTATGATAACAGCATTTGTACTTGGTTATCTTGGTTGCTTTGCAGTAGCTTGTGCAATAGTTTATTTATAATCTACATAATATAGTTAAATTTTATTAATGATAGGAAATTTAGTATACTTTTAATATATGCCTGCATAAACTGCTAGTACAGCGTACGCAGTAGCGACGCAGCAGTTACCTTAGCCTAAGTCTACTCATCTAGATTTAGGCTTATTTTTTATTGTTTTCAGATAAAATAAATACATCCATCAGGTTTCATTTCATATTCTTCAGTAACAAATTTTACTCTTCTATTTAATTGAGTCCCACTTTGACATATGACAGTAGCTCTAGTAATTCCCAACTTCCTATTTTGAATATCGATTAGCTTACAATCTTGCCAACCTTCTATATCATCAACATATACTTTCCACTCATATACGAATTGCTCATATTCCATGATGTACTTCTTGCAGTCTTCATTATTTTCAATATTAAATCCTAACTCTTCAAAACTTTTTAACTTCATAATAACCTCCTATAAATTCATAATATCTTCAATGCTTTCACTTATATCATCATTAGCTTCTCTCTTATCCGTAATAGATTTATTAGCTGATAAACCTCTGAGAACATCTTTAACATATCCTGATAGACTACTATGTTTTTTAAGTTCTTCATAAAGTTTTATATCTTCTGGTGTGTTTTTAAAGTTAATTACTATTCTCTTTCTTTCCATTTGGCCACCCCTACATTTCTAAATCCATTTACATTTGAAAACATATAATCATCTAATAAAATCAATCCTGGTATTTTATTTTTTAAAGGTAACTTTAAAAGTTTTGTTCCACCTCCAGTTAGATAAACTGTATTGATCCTAATTTCAAAGTTCCTTAATTCATTCATAAGATCATTTATAAAATTATCTGTTATTGATTTTATAAAGCTCCAATTCACATCTTCACCATCAACTCTTAACCCTTCTTTTAGTATGCTCTCTATATCTTCTAGTTCTAGCTTTAAATTATACTTAGAATTAAGATAATCTCTTATTCTGTTATAGAGTTCTATCATACCTTTAGCGATTGTAGTACATTTATCTAACTTTCCATTCTTAAAGCTAACTATATTAGTAGTGCCTCCACCTATGTCAATAATAACTGCATTCTTAGACCTACTTTTTATATTAAAATAAGCTCCTGCTCCTTCTGGAAAAACTATTATATCTTCTATTATTATTGTTTTTTCTTCTCCGTTTAACTTTAAGTTATACACCTTATTATTTAATAGTTTCTCTCTAAAAACTTCCTTATTATTCTTATAAGCTAGTACTGGTAAACCAACAATTATTTTAAAATGGTTTTCTTTTTGTATTGCTAAAGAATATAAAAATAATATTATATTAGTTTCCTTATTAGCTTTATCATAATTGTTTTCAAGTTTTCCTTCTTTAATGTAATATTTGAGTCCTTCGTATTCTAAGACATCTCCTGAAGCTCCTAAAATATTTTCTGCGATTGAATATCTTGCAGGGAATATATCTCCTTCGCTTGTCTTTACGTTCCAATTTCCTAAATCAACACCAAGTATCATATTTACACCTCTTTACACATTTATTGCCTTTTATAGCACACATTTTAATAGTGAGTGTATGTCCTTGTTTGCCTTTATACTTAATTGTATGCATTATATATAAAAAAGTTTCCTATCAAGAAAAAATATTTTCAATTTTAACTTTTTATATCCTTATAGGGAATTTAAGCATAAAAAAAGAACCTCTAATTAAGGCTCTTCTTCAAAATAAACAATATCGTTAATATCAATATTTAATTTACGAGCTATTTTAAAAAGCACGTCTACTGTTATTAATAAATTGTTATTTTCAAGTTTATTATAATGGCTTTTCCCAATACCCAAAAACTCTGCAAAATCTTTCTGTTTTTTGTATCCTAATTTTAATCTTATTTCTAACAATCTATTCTTAACCATACAATCACTCCTTACATATATTTTACAATATATGTAAAATAGAGTAAATATGTTAAGTAATTTTTAAAACTCTAATACTCCTAGGTGAATCTTTAATCATCTTAATATATCCCATCTTCTCTAACCTTTTAATATGACCATGTACCGTTGATGTAGATTTCAGCCCTGTCATATCACATATTTCCCTTACCGTTGGTGCTATTCCCTCAGTCATAATATAGTTATTAATTATTCTTAATATATCCTCTTGTCTCTTCGTCATAATGTCCCACCCTTTATTTTTAAATTTTAAATAATATCCATTTATAATTTTTTATATCATATTTTAATTCAAATATCTTTTCTATACCATTTATACAACTACTGCATATAAACTTCTCCATTATATTGCCTGCTAACTTTTCTTGATCTCTTTTTAAAATCTTATCTATTTTAATTACTTTATTTTCTTCTTCATTTATTTTAAATTTAATTGGATTAATAGTTCCATCTTCATTAAACCAAGCTATCATTTGTATTGGTTTAGCTATAACTTTCAAGGATATCCCTCCTTTGGTAATTCTCAAATTAATTATAACGAACATACGTTCTTTTGTAAAGTAAAATATTTCTATAAAAATATAATTATTATAGCTTGTTTAAAAATCTTAATAATGGAAATAATCACAATGAGGTGATTCTATGAAAAGAGAGTTTATAAAAATAGATTTATGTATTAAGCTGCTTATTATAACTATAATTGCTGCTATAATGCCTGCAATAATATAGAAGCACTTGGAATAAACCAAGTGCTTCTATATTATATTTCATTCATCAATTTCAAAGCATATTTATTAAGTTCGTCCATACATTTTAAATGCAATGAAATTTCTTTTAAACGTCCTGGATCATACTTACTTTTATTCTCAACTAATATTTTAATTTTATTTACATCAACTTCTTTTACCAATAAAGATGTATCAATAAAACCTCCTAAATGATACTTAAGCCTTCTTTCATCCGCAATTTCATTCTTCAATCTGTCATTTGTAGCAAGGTTCTCAATCGTTCCCTTTATATATTCTAAAACTTCTAATTCATCATATAAATTTTCTATTTCATTAATATTTATATGGAATATATTAATATCACACATTTTTTTAAGCTCTAAATATTTATTTTCTCGTTCATATTCTAATTCCTTAACTTTTCCTTTTAAAAATTCAATTATCTCTTCTTTATTCACAAATCTCATCTCCCTTTAAATTAATTATATAATATAAATATACATTTTAGAATACTAGCTTACTAACATTCTATAGCTATGTTCTACATCACTTTGGTCTAATTTAGCATAAACCTTAAGTGTAATTCCGACATCTTCATGTCCTAATATTCTTTGTATTATTTCTGGTTTCATACCACTCTTTAAAGCTTGAGTAGCAAAAGTGTGTCGGAATATGTGTGGTGTTAATTTTACTTTTTCATCTAATCCTGATTTAATTTTCATTGCGTTTACTATTCGTTGCATACCTCTTTGACTAAGTTTTCTATAAGGTTTTACATCTGTTATAAATAAATATTCAGAAGTATCCTTTCTAGCATTTAAATAATTTAATAAAGCCCTTTTACACCTTTCTGTGAAATATACTCTACGTTCCTTATTCCCTTTTCCAATTACTAAAAGTGTTTTGTTAGTAAAATCTATATCATTTATCTTTACATCTAATCCTTCACTAAGTCTACATCCAGTTGATAAGAAAAATTCCAATATAGCCTTTTCTCGCCTCGTAAGCATAGTATCTCTTAATGTCTCCACTTGTTCTTCTGTGAGTGGTTTCCTCATTCGCTTAGGCTCCTTCATAGGTTTTATCCCTGCACATGGATTTTTAATAATAAATTCTTCATTTTGCATCCATTGGAAAAATAATCTTATAGGTGTCATGAAGGTATTAAGAGAACTTGCTAATTTCTTCTCAGCTTCAGCATACATTAACATTTTTATATCTGCAGTAGTTATAGTTGAAGCTGGTTTATAAAATGTATTTTGTAGCTTTCTTAAAATATATTCATAGTTCCTTAAAGTCCTCGGAGATAATCCCTCTAACTTTTTAGTAGCTAGGAAATAATTTATTTTAGCTTCTAAATCACTTGTAGTTAAAGCGGTTTCTCTACTAGTAACTTCATAATTATAAAGAACTTCTTCTATTACTTTCCTTACTTTTAGTTGCTCTTGAAAGTCTACCTCTAGTATTGGTAATTCATTAGTTATTTTCCCTAACAGCTTGATCATTATTTCATCATTGCAATTTCTATAAAAATTTGTTTCCATTTTTCTTTTCCCCCTTGTTAATAAGGAGTAGCCTATGCTATACTTAGTTTGGTTGTAGGTGGTAGCTTAGGTTACTGCCTTTTTATTTTAATATTATACTGGATAAACTATATATGATAATAATTCACCTTCTTTATTAGCAATTCTATAACACCAGTTATATTTACCTATAATATTATCTGGTCTTTCAACTTTCAAAACTTTTGTTTCTTCATTAACTTCTAATCTTGCTCCAGCAAATAGGACTTCTAAATATCCCTTCTCATAATTAATATCTGCTTTTTCAAAATTTAGCTTTATGATTAATTCATCTTTTGTATAAAGTAAAAACGCCTTTTCTCCACACAATTTTAAAACATTGAATTCTAACAAATTATCTATTAACTTATCCTTATCGCTCCCTAATTTATAAAAAACTTTCTTTTCCATTTAAATCACTCCTTGAACACTTATTAAACTTATAGTTATATATTATAACTATAAGTTATATTTGTCAATTATAATTATAATTATTTTTTATATTTTATATCTAATAGTTGTAAATATATATTATTAGCTATATAATTCTAAATATAAATATTAAGGAAGTGATTTAATGAATATAGTTACTGAATTGAAAAAGTTATTTTTAGATGCTAATATGACACAATCTGATGTAGCTGAAAAAATCGGAACTACTCAAGCTAATTTAAGCAAAAAATTTAAAAATAATACTGTATATTCAAAAGATATTGAAAATATTGCTGAATCGCTTGGATATGAATTAAAAATAGAGTTTATAAAGAAATAAAAAAAGGCTAGTAAGTAAGATTGCTCCTACCTACTAGCCTTTAAAACTAATATAGTTCATTTATGATAATAATTTATAGATATTTTTTTCTATTCATCATTTAATGAAATTACGTATTTCTCGATTCTAATTCTAACTTTAATCTAGACAATGTTTCGATTTTATCAGAAAATGCAACATTAAATTTTTCATCAAAATCTTGTTTATCTTTAGAAAATTTCATTACAATTATTAATTGTTTTAGATGTTCTCTTAACTCTTTAATCCCATCCTCTGTCAAATTCCTAAAAAGTCTATGTTTTCTATCAGCTCTATTCGTATTTGAATTGTATATAGGAGGATTAATTCTATTTAACTCTTCTACAGCATTAGGAGCAAGCATTTCATATACATATTTTAAATTGAACTTAGCAAAAAATCTTGGTCTTTTATTAGTAGTTGGATCATATGGTAATCCGTATATTCTAAAAAGTTGTTCAAAATATTCTGCTGGAAACTCGTTAGAATAATTTTGTAATTCCTCCGTTATAAATTTAGAAAGTAAAAGCTGTAATTCATCTTTTCCCCTCATGTCTTGGTAATTAGTAGCTTCATCAATTAAGGCTATTATACCAACTTTAGCCAAAGACCTAAGTAATATCTTGCACTTTTCTAAAACATGTTTCTGACCTGCAGTTATTGTATTATTATTTTCTACTTCTAAATATAAATCACAAACTATAGGCAAAGCATTAGCATCATACCATAAACCTGTAGTCCCCCTATATTCTGCTACCTCTATTCTATTTATTGGAGATTTCTCTTCACCATATAAATCTATATATGCTTGTGCTAAATTTTTTGCTCCAATAATAGCATCGAAACCTTCTATACGTGTTTCTCCTTTTCTAGTTCTATCGATAGCATTAAATAAATCTTTATCTTTTATAACTCTAGTTCCATCATTTAAAACACAACATTGAATTATAGAATCACCTATTACTAGTGGTTTTTCCTTAACTACAGCCCTAGGTAATGTAACTAAATAATTAAAAGATAAAAAATCTTTATTTTTTTCAACTATTTCTTTTTGCTTAATATCAAAGTATTGTTTTTTCTTTTTACTATCTATAGATGTATATATCTTTTCTTGACCTACACGATAATATCCTACAACATCTGTATGTGGCATTTTCAATGACTTCTCAACAAATCTTATTTCCATTACTTCTCCTTAATAAATTAATATCATTGGTTATGGTCCATCTATTTATATATTTTCTTAAAATATGGACCTTGTTATAATATCATAATATTATTTATATTGAATTAGAAAGTTAATGGATATTATTGAAATATATACCTATTACTAATAAAACAAAAAGGCTAGTAAGGATTTATTCCCACTAGCCTTAAAATTTATATTATTTATTTTGCATATCCATAACTTTCACCTGTTGATAAATCTTTCACCTTTAAATATCCAGTACTTCCATTATTCCTAGCATATTCAATCCAGTTAAAACCATCTTTGTTTAATATAACATGATGATATATTACTGACTCTCCAGCATAATAGACTACATCTGTCTTTGTATTTTCTTCTGGAGCTGTTCTAACAGTTACAGCTGTATTGAAATAATATGTTCCATTTTCAGCATATCTACTAGAATTAGTTGCTTCTACCTTTTCTATAGGATATACTTTATTCCCCTTGCTATCAAATACTCCATATCCATTTTGACAAAACTTTTTAGCACTTTCTAAAATTCTAAAAGCTCCTATTTGTGAAGCAGGATCTCCCCAACTCTTTCTTATTCTATACATTTCTTCATTATTAACATTATTATTTGCAGTCGATGTATTTAATTCAGCTTGGATCATATTAAGAAATCTTTGCCAACCTAAATCCAATGTCAAATGAGGGCAATATTTATTGCTAAAATCTCTATGTTTCTTTACATTACTTATTCCCCATCCATATTGTTTTAGCAATTCTGCAACTTCTTTAGCTGCTCTTTTCTCAGCATTTATAAATTTTAATCCTCCTGATTTTGAATAACAAATTTCAACAGATATATAATTTCTATTTCCATCTCCTGTTGATCCATCTCCTGCATGCCAAGTGTTCCTATTAAATGGTATTCCTACTATAGCTTCATTATCATCTATTGCAATATGAAATGATGTAGAGTCATTATTATTTTGCATGTAAGAAATCTCATTACTTGCTGGAGCATCATTTGCAGTATTATGAATGCATATACCCTTTGGTGTCATTGAATAAGGACATTTTAAACTATACTTATCTTGTGATATTAATTTTTGTATTAAAGACATATCTATTCCCCCTTTCCTACTTGTCCTATTTTTACTAATAGATCATGTATAAAATTGGAACCTCTACTTATTAATATTCCTGTTAATACAATACCTAGATAAGGAATACTTGTCTTTATATCTATTAAACTTAAAATATCTAATCTAGTACCTATAGCTAGTAACAATGCTACAACTAAAGCACCTATTCTATCTACAGATATCTTTCCTTCTTGCCAAGTCATTTTAAGTGTTTCCCATACGCTTTCTGCTATTAAAGCAATCATTATAATTATTAATAATTTTTCCATGCTATTTCTCTCCTTCTATTCCATCTATTCTTTTATGAGCTGATTTACAACTCTCTTCTACCCTTATAATTTGTTCTTTCATCTCTTGCATTTCTCTTTGTTGAGCTTTGATATCAATTCTGATATCATCAACACCTCTACTGATATAATCTAATTTAGTCCTTGTTTCTGCTTCTTCTTTAGTATCTGCCTTTAAATCTTTGGTTCTGTTCTTGCTGAATGTAGCTATCCCTATTATAGCCCCTACTATCGAGCATATAAGGGCAATGCTTATTGTTTCCATACCTCACCTTCCTTTTTACAATATAAAAAGAGCCTACATACAGTAAGCTCTTCTTTAACATAATACATTTATTTAGTTATTATATTATTGGAGTTAACTATTTACCAGATAGATATTAATTTTACTGATTCTACCTGGTATTTTTATTAAATAATTCATATAAATATTAACACACATTAATGTGTAATATGAATCTAAGTTATATTCCAGAGTAATACTCTTTTAAAGCCTCATAAAAATTATGAATTAACTTTGTAACTTCGCATTTATAATGCTCGAATCTAATATTATTTATATTATTATCAGATGCATAAACTAATTTTTCATCAACTTCAATTAATATATCCTTAATTTTCTTATAAAACTCTTCATCGAAGTATTTATAGAACATTGATTTAGATAGTATATCCATAATAATATTTTGCAGATTTTCACACGTTAAATCATTATTTCTATTTGAATATTCTAACTTTGATAAAGCCCTTGGCATATCCGTTATAATATTAGTAAAAAATATTTCTTCAAAAAATTTTTGATTCAATGTTTTCTGCGCTAACTCTTTGTTAAATCTGCTATCTTTCCTCCATGTTGCAATAGAAATTATTATTGCAATAAATGCTAAAATAGAACTTATTATATCCATTAAATTATTGTTAATAAAATTTTCCATTTGCTTCCCCTAAAAATATACAGATTTTTGGAATTTATTAACAATTTTATCATCTGCTTGAATTATAAAATATTTATTAAATTCATCTTTGCTAATTTTTTCAAATATTTCGTAAGTAAATCCTTGAACAAATGAAATTGCAATATCTTCAATATAATCTGGTATTATAATTATATTAGTATCATTAAAGTTAATTTTATCTTTTACCTGATTAATGTAAGTAGATTTTCCAAATGCATTTCCTGCCAATCTACTAATAGTATTATTAAATTTCAATTCAATTATATTTTCCACTTTAATTCTCCTTTATTAATAATAAGTTATATATAGTTCCAGGTACAGATAACGCTGATTTGTTAATTGTTTGTTTAGATGGAGCATGATTAAAATAATCTCGTTCTTTATTGAATCCGATAAATCTATCTTCTGATATAATTAAGTATTCCGGCCTAAACAATAAGACATTATATCCACTTAATACATATGAGTAATCCGCTTCACATTTACCAATTATATTTTCAATTAATCTAGTTAGTCCTGTTCCGTTATTCCCCGACTTTAGATTTCTACTTGTTACATGATTTTGAAATGCTGTAATAAGAAAAAAATCATCTTCTGTATAATGACTGTCAAATAAATTTTTATGATTATTATATGCCTTATAAATTCTTTCGTACAAAGAATCTTTTTCATTGTACTTCTTATTACATATATTATTTTTTATTTTATCAAAAAGTCTATACTCTGAGTAATTAATAACAGCTATATTTATCATTGTTCTATTTATTTTTTTGATATCATTTATTTTACCTATATTCTTACTAAAATTAATATCTAATAAACAATCTCCCTCGGTATGAGAACTAACATTACATACCAGTTCTGAAACCACTTCAGATATCCCATCTACCCATTCAGAATCATCTGAAATTTGTTTTACAACTGAAGCAACTTCACTTGCTATAATAGAAGGTATTTCATCATTTTTTAAAACGTCTTTAGAAATAACTTTTCTATAAGTATTCCTATTACTATAATAATTTTGTTCATAGTACTTTATAAATAACTTCCTATCTATATATCCAAGTTCTTTTTGTACTCTATATAAAGCCGTACTAGTAAAACCACCACTATGTATATTACTATAGTCTTGTTTTACACATGTTATATCTATATTAAAATTACTTCTTTTTAACAAGTCATATATTATTGCATCTAGTATCAGATACGTAATCTTATCCTTAAATATTAAATTTGTAATTTCTAGATTAATATCATATTTACAAAAATTATATCTAAGTAAATATTTAAATCTCGCTATAATATTATATAAAACACTACTATCAATTTCTTCTGAATTTATAGTTATTTTTATTGGTTTCTTCTTATAATCAACTTTTATTTCTTTCACATTATCATAAATCAACTTTATATTATTCATTTTAAACCTCTCTCGTATTGCTTAAATTATAACATAAAGTCCTTAATTTATTCTATGCTTTTTTATAGTTAAAAATTACTTTTTTACAAAAAAATTATCTTTTACTTTATTTCTTATAATTTAAAAGAAACCAGATTCCTCTAACCTCCAATTGATATAATTCTTGTACTTAATTTATTTAGGTTGGTGCGTGATAGTTATCAATTATTAACAAAAAGACATTTTAAAAAATGAATTATAGTTATTCCCAACACTAGAGTAGCATATATATAATGCCTTATCTTGAATATATCCTAAAATATTTCTATTACCACCAGCAGTTCCTAGTACAGTAGGACTAGCAGAATTTGTAGACAATTCGCTTAATGTCCATATCTCTTTTGTTAATGTTGGTTGTTCTCCGCCACTAGAATGGAACTTTTCAATATATAAATATTTATCAATAATTGTTGGCGTTTTTTGAAAAGATGTTGACATATCTAAATTAAAGCAATTGGAAGATATTTTTGTTGCAATTAATTCCCATACTCCCCATACTGTAGTTTTCCATTGTCTTTTATAAATAAAACCACTAGTCGCTAAAAGAAATGTTTGGTAACTAAATAAATCATCTGCTCCATTTCGGTATGTCGTTAAAACCCCAGCTTTCCCTTCAGGAAATCCTGCATTGTCAAAGTTCCCTATTCTTGTAATAGTTATTTTATCTTTTACAAAAGCTGTTATCGGTGTGTCGTTTTTCATTAATGTGTTGGATATTAAATCTCTCATAAGTTCAAATTCACTCCATGAAGTTCCATTATAAAACCTTCTATATTCGTTATTATTATTGCGGACATAAAAATATTGGAATGCAAAATCATTTGTCCTGTGAGTTTCTACTATTCCACCAACTCCTTCTGGAAATCCTGCATTATCATAATTACCTATTTGGCAAATAGATAATTTATCTTTTGGGTATATCGTTATTCCATCAGTAGCTTTGACACTACCTTCTAGTAACTTTACTATTGGAATATTGCTATTTCCGTCTTTATCAATTACTATTCTGTTAATGCTATCGCTATCTCCACTTTCAACTAAATTCCCATGTATTTTGTAACCCTCATGTAAAGTTGTAAAAATAAAGTTTTTAGATTGAGCATATTTGATAACTTCTTCTAAATATCCTAATTGAGTTGCATCATTATCAGCATGATAAGGGTGTAAACAAAATATAACCCACCCATTATTAGAAAAAGCTTCATCTATTTTGCTTTTATAATATTCAAGTGTACTTACTTCATCTTTATTTCCAATATAATAACTACCAAATGGTATTCTGTGAATAGAAAACGAATCTAGCATACCTATATTATTTTTATTATCATATAAGAATCCACAATCGTAATATTTTTTTGATAATCTTTTAGTTATTACATTTGCAGAACCAACTGGATATACTATAGTATTTACTTTATATCCCACATCTTCCATTTGCTTTTTTGATTCTCTTAATTGATAATCCATTTCTTCAGGTGTCAGTGTTCCTAGTTGTAAATGGTCAACTGTATGAGATGCAAATTCCCAACCGTATTTATTTTGTAATTCTAATCTTTCAGATATATTTGTCATATTATTTGTTATTAATGCACAAGTTGCAGGAATCTTATATTTTTTTAAAATTGGAGATATAACAGTTATTTCTTGCGACCATCCATCATCCATAGATATTGTTATAGTTGGAACTCTTTTTAAATTTTTTAACATTCCAATATCTTTATTTACCTTTTGTTCCAATGACGCATTAACTTTATTAACTTGAACTTGTAAATTAGCTGCATTATTTTCGTCTAACATTATAGTTTTTAGATTTTTATAATCACCTTCAATTTGATCTACTGTCTTTTTGAAAGTATTAAATTCATTTGTTGCTTCTACTGCTGAATCATTCAAAACTTTAGTTCCAACTAAAATAAAAAAAGATGCAGTAGTCATTTGACCATTAGCATCTATTAACTGTAAATCTAATTCTACAACTCCTTGTGATAGAATAGAATTTTTCAACACTATATCTAAATTATTTTTATCTATAGTAAAACCATCATTTTGTTCTTTTAAGCCTACTGATGTCTTAGCACCTAATCTAATAGTTTGTCCTGTGATGTCAAATGCAACTGAATTTTTAAATAAAGCTAATTTCAATACTACATCATCATGCTCTTTTAAAGTCCATAAAGGTAGTAAATTTTCTTTATCTACATTAAGATTTTTACGTGGTAAATTATTTTTCATATTTACACCTCACATGCTAATCTGAAATCTTTTACAGCCTTATCATAATTAACTTTATTTTTCTCATACAATTCTTTATTAAATATTTGTGGAGCTGGATAGCTATATAAATCTTCATTTTCCTTTACTGCATATGCTATTAACACTAAAACCTCTCCACCATTAATCATGTCAGTTTCAGTTATTGTTAGATTTTTTTCTATTCTTATATTTTCTTTTACGTTCAATATCATCACCTCATTTTATTTATTAATTTTTAATCTTAGAGTACAAACAGGACTAAACTTAATGTAATTACTTCCATCACCTGTATAAAACATTGCACTTTTTATAGTTCCTGCTTTAAGATCCTGAACAAAGGATTTAGGTAAATTAAATGTTCCTCTTCCACCCCAAGCTAAACTACCTAAAGCGCCATAACTTTTAGTTACTGGCGGAGCAGAACCACCAGGACTTGTATGAGTTGTTCCACATAAATATATTGTTTGTGCTTGTGAATATCCTCCTGCATTTTCTCTTTGGAGAGTTATAGTAGAACCATCTAAAACTGTAGAATTTGCTAGAAATCCACTTATATCACTATTATTAAAAACGAATATTCCTCTATTATTCCCATATCCCCAGTTTCCTTGATAGACTGTTTTCCCGTTAGGATTCCAATTTCCGTATAAATCCGACCAATACCCATAATCACTATAACTAAACTCTCTATATTGATCTATTGTTGGTGGTATTGGTGGAGCTGTATGGAATGATCCTGTTAAAGATACATTTCCTAATCCAAATATTGAACCACTAGTTGCCTGTAAAGCTCCTATCGGTCTCCAACTTCCTGCGTTTGCTTCCCCAAAATGAATTATTGAACCATATACTGACCTGTAAACTACATTATTATTTCCACATAAATCTATACAGTTGACTCTAGAATTATAAGATGCTTCAACTGCTACATTCGCATTACACATATCATTTTGCCACAATTGTACATTTGAACAATATATTTTGGCTCCATGCTCTGTATTTTTACACCTAAACCATCCAGCAAATATTCTTTGGCAATTTTCTATTTTGATTCCTACTGATGTATCAAATAGACAACCATCATTACTATCATATCTTGTCCTATTACCATTTAATCTTACTGAATTACTTGTATTATTTATTTCTATAGCTATCCCACTATTTTTTACTATTAGATCTTTATTAAAATTAATAGAAATAAATCCTATACCTTTTAATCCCTCTAAGAATATCCTATCTCCTATTACCCCACTAGTTATTACGTTTATGATTATATCTTTATTTATAATAGGAGTTGAATTCAAATAATTATTGAGTTCTAAAAATGATGTAAATGGATATTCTATACTTCCATCTCTAACTATATTATTTGAATTATGATTTACATAAAGATTTGAAGGTCCTTCATAGATATTTTCAATATTATTTGCAAAGACTTTATCTGCCTTAAGTTCCGTCCAACTCTTTTTACTTGCTAAAGATGCAATAGTTTCTCCATTTTCATCATTTATATAGAACCCTTCTGCATCTAGTCTAGTTCTTGTATTATATTGTGAATGTGAAACCTGTATATAATCATCATCAATGTTTAATTGGACATTTCCATTATAACTAGTTATAACTCCTGTCTTAATCAATGCTGCATCTAATTCACCGGTAAGTATGCAACTAGCATTTATCTTTCCATCTATAGTAATTGCTAATGTATATGGTCCGTTATATCCACTTCTACTAAATGCTATACCATTTTTATTCATCCTAATAACATTAATAGCGCTTTCAACCTTCGGAGAATCCATTATTAAAATTTCATTTTTTCTAGCAACTACATATGAATCTTTTATGCCTGCAGCTATTAATTCAGATGCTTCCTTCATCGATTTATCAAGTATATCCTTCCATGAATTGCCGCCTAATTGCTCAACCACTTTACCAATAACTATCTCAATTTTATTTATATCATTAAAGATATTATTTTTTGCATCTCCAAGGTCTATATCAATATATCTTTTTCTAATATTATCATACCTATTAGCTATCATCTTTAATTTGACATTAAATCCATAGTCCTCTAAATTGGCTGTTAGTATATCCCCTTGAAAAATACGTTCATTAAGTTCATCACCCTTATACTGGTCTGTATTCTCTAATGCAGCAATATTAACCCTTAATGAGCATGTAGGCTTATCAATATTCTGTATATTAAATAAATCATTACAAGCTTTTCTAATAGCTTCATATACCTCTTCTAAAGTTTCATATCCTTCTTCACTATTATTATTCTCACTATATTTATATTTAATATTGTCAAATTTAAATTCTCTTATCTTTGGATGTGGATAGTTGTTGACTAATGGTGAATAGTAAATCCCTTCTGGCAACGTCAATCCATCATATGTAATCGCATTAATACCAGTACAAACAGCCTCTTCGTCAATATCACCATCATAAGCAGTTACATTTTTACCTATAGCTATTTCTACTCCTCTATCTTCTCCTACTGCCTCATTTACCGATATGTTGAAATTATCTAGTACTAAACAGCCTCCCCATCTTTCGATAAATGTATTATCTTTATTAGTACCAATAAGAGCTTCTATCCCATTCTTTCTAATCATTCTAGCACTGGCAACTCTATCTATATTAGAACTAATATTATATCTATGAGGATATACAGTACCATTAGATATTTGGTGTATTGCAACTCTACCAGACTTTTCAACAATATTTATATCTTGAATGAAATTATCATTAAAATCATACCCTATAGCGTGACCTGAAATAGATATGTACTTTCTATTCTTTTTATTTATTTTTAGTATTCTAAAAAGTTGCTCACCTTTTTCAGTAGGAACTTGTATTATTAATCCTTCTTTAATTGTTTCTGACTTATCAAAATCCTTTTTGAACTTAGCTTGAATTATCCACTTATTTTTTTCACTCCAATCTGTATATGAAGAAATAGCAATATCATCTAACACTTCAATACCATCATGTGAAAAGTCTGTTTCATCTTGTTTAAATATCTTTATCATACAATGGTACCTCCTTTCTAACAAAAAAGAGATACTACATTAAGTATCTCCAATTTGGAATAATTTCTATTTTGGATATATATCCATCCCAAGTAATATTATTTTCACCTTTTTGTAATATAGGATAATTCCCAATTTTTTTGTGATTTTGTCTTATAGTATCTTTATATGTCCTTAATTTATTAGTATCTACAGTTATATATTCTTTAATATCTTTTAAAGTTATTTGTTCATCACCAATAAATAAATTAATATCACCATTACCATAAATAGTTATTTTAGGTTTAGCGTAATAAGTTCCACTATTATAAATTATAGTATTTTTATTTTCAATTATTACTGGATCGTTATTTAACGCGTAACCAAAAGGTTGACATTTAAATGTAACTTCAAACTCGTACCAACTATTTTCAATTATTTCTCTTAATGGAATCTCATTAATAATTTTATAATAATAAAATCTATCAGGAACATTCGAAAATATAACTGTTCCACTATTCTTAAGAAACTCAACTAGTGCATCATACGTATTCCCTTCATAATATAATTTGCATTTTTTTATAATAGGCTCATATGTTCCATCACTAATAGTTAAATTGCCATCTAATCCAAGAACTTCTATTTCTTCAATTCTCTCTTTAGGTATAGATACAGAAGGCAATTCAACAACCACTATATTATTTTTAAAAGAACTCTCATTATTTAATATAATATAATCATCTTGCATAAATTACCTCCTATATTGTTCGCACTTCCTTGAATTCTGTTATTTCTTCAATTAATTCTCTTACATCTGATACACCTTCTACGATAACATCACCAAATGAATTATTAGTATTTCCTGTTTGCTTTATAGCAAATTCTATTTTATCTTTTAACCCTTCTATAGCTTTTACTATAGCTTCAAACCCAAACTTAAACTCACTTAAATTACCACTTCTATTACTCATTCCTTTAAGTATTTCTTGTGTCTGTCTAGCATTATAAACTGTTTCTCCACCTGTAAAGTTAATTAACTGTCTACCAGTAGCAAGTGTCATTAAACCATTACTTGATTGAATTAATTCAGTTCCATATTCTCCTACACTTGCTATTCCTGGCATTGCATTTTCAGTACCTGTAGCATACATTAAGTTTCCTCCACCTATTTTACCATCAGCGCTTCCTTCTGTTCTATAAATAACACGTCCTATTATAGGATTGTTTTCAACTCTCCATTTAGTGTTATTCCATTGTTTTTCTACTTGATTCATCGTTCCATTATCGGTTATATTTATATTAGCTTTCATGCCATCTGTATTTTTAACAGTATTTTGAGTATTTTTAAGTTTATTTATTACTTCTTCAGTATTATCATTAATCTTTATAGGAGTTCCATTAGTAGTAAGTATTGCATCTACAAGCTTACCATTTTCATCTTTAACTTTCCCTAAACTACCAATAATTTCACCACTTGCATCAGTAATTTTCCCTGAAGCATCTATATAGGCATTTCCTATAATAAGCGAGTTGATTAATACTCCCTCCGCAGTTTGTTGCCAAGCTGCAATTTCATCTTGTAAAGCTGCTGCATCACTTTCTGTCATTGCTCCAATATTTTGAGAATTTAAATCATATACTCCTAAAAGTTTTTTGGTAGTTTCATCTACCTTTATATAAACATCATCCCACGATTTAGTAGTTTCATTGTACATTTTTTGATAACCACTTTGAGTTATAGTTTCTAAATTACTATAGTGCTCTGACATTTTTATTAACTCGTTATAATGTTCTATATCTTGCCTAGCTAATATTTCACCATTGAATTTATTAATTACATTTTTTAATTTTTCATTAGAATCAATAGTTGTATCAATATCTTGATTCCACATTTCCTCAGTAAGTTGATTTTTTTGTTGCTTTTGCATTTCCCAATCTTCTATTTGAGCTTCTGCAGCTGTCCTTTGGGTTTCATCCATATCTGACATTCTAGATCTTGTTAATTGTATAAGAGTATCGTAATAAGCATTATTATCAATAATGGCATCATCATATTGTTTTCTTCTTTCTAGCAACATATTACTTGCATTTTCAGCATCCATTGTCTTGATTCTCTCTTGAAATTGTTTTTGAGCATATATTAATTCTGCTTCATTAGTGGATTTAGCTTCTAATTCTGCTTCTATTGCTGCTGCATAATATTCCATAATCATTTTATTATCAGCTTCGGTAAATTCATAACCTTCTTCTCTCTTTTTGCGCCTTAGTTCGTTTACTTCTTCCTGCATTGCTACTATTTGTTCCTTACTTGTATTAGCTTCATTTTCAAAAAAGTCTAATAATATTTGCTCGTTTTCATCTACTATTCCATCCATCGCAAAAGCATCTGAAAATGTAGATTGAATCTCACTTTGTTTATTTACTATTGCTTCTATAGCCCTATTGAATGTTGTATCTAATCTATCTATCATTTCATCAGCTTCTTCGTTTGTGATAATCTTATCTAATGTTATTTCATTCAATCTCATTTGAAAATCCCAAATATCTTTTGCACTTTCTTTTACAGCACTTTGAAATTCTGGCGATATATCATCACTAAATTCTTCCCAAACAAGCCCCATATCTATTAATTCTTTCTTAGAATAAGTTACTTTACCTGTTAAATCTGCAATAGCTCGTTCCATTAAAGATATTTCTTCACGTGATTTCGTGATTTTTTGATTTGCTACATCCATGGCCTCGTGCCAAACATAAAATCCTGCACCTATAGCAGTTAATGGCATTACTACTGCTCCTAATGAACCTACTAATCCACTTCCTGCTAATGAGGTTATTGAACTTACTAACCCTATAGTTTTACCTATTCCTGTTATAAGTTTTCCACCAATCATCATTAATGGACCAATTGCTGATACTGTAGCTCCTATACTTACTATTGTTTTTTGAGTAGATGGTGGCAAGTTATTAAATGCATTAACCATTTCAGTGATTTTATTAATTCCCTTAGTTAACATTGGTAATAAGGTCTTACCAATTGCTATTCCAGCACCTTCTAAACCTGAAGTAAATTCGTCCCAAGCACCTTTAGTATTATCCATCATTGTATCTGCCATTTCCCTAGCAGCGCCACTTGAGTTTTTAAAACTTTTAGTTAGTTTATCAAGTTGTTGTGGTCCAGCTTGAATAAGTGTTAACATTCCTGACATAGATTCTTGTCCAAATATTGTTGCTATAGCTTGTTGTTTTTGTTCTTCAGTCATATCTTTTAAAGAAACTCCAAGATTATTAATTATATCTTTTAAGGATAACATCTTACCATTGGCATCATATGCATTAAATCCTAATGCTTCCATCAACTCTGCTGCTTCCTTACTTGGATTAGCTAATCTCGTTAATGAACCTCTTAATGCTGTACCAGCTTGTCCTCCTTTAATTCCCGCATTAGACATTATACCAATAGCTGCAGTTACTTCTTCTAAACTTAAACTCATAGCAGCTGCAACTGGAGCAATATATTTCATAGCCTCTCCAGTATCAAGAATACCTGCATTTGTATCTGCTGCTGCTCTTGCTAAAACATCTGCAACATGAGCTGCATTACTTGCTTCAAGTCCGAATCCTCTTAATGTTGAGCTTGCTACCTCTGCGGCTGATGCTAAATCAATATTATCACTTGCAGCTAAATCTAATATACCAGGCATAGCAGACATAATTTCATTTACAGTAAATCCAGCACTCGCTAAATTCTGCATCCCCTCGGATGCTTCAGAAGCACTAAAACTTGTAGTAGAACCAAGTTCAATTGCTTGTTTCTCTAATTTTTCGAATTCTCCTCCAACCGCTCCTGTAAGCGCCTTTACTCTACTCATACTAGACTCAAAATCTACTGCTACTTTTACTGCTCCAGCTCCTACTGCTGCAAGTGGTACCGTAAGCCCTTTAGTAAGTGTTGAGCCTACACCAGTAATAACTCCACCTAAAGACTCAATTCTTGTACTAGATTCTTTAGCATTATCCATGAATGTTCCTAGTTGTTGCTTTGCACTTATCAAACTTGCATTAAACTTACTGTGATCTAAATCTAAATAAGCTATTGCACTCCCTACGTTTATGCTCATTTATTCCCTCCTTTCTTGAAATTTGGGCATAAAAAAAGAACCACTTAAGTGATTCTTAAATCTAATTTAATTCTTTTATATATTCCTCTAGCTTTTCTACATTATCTGATACATTTTCATAAGTTTTACTAGATTCTTCCCAACCTTTATCAATTTGAATTCTGCAATTATCAATAATACTATTACAACTTTCTATCATCAATTCTTTAGCTTTAGAATCCATAGAATTTTTTTCAATCTCCTCTAATATTTCTTTAGCCTTATCCTTAATTACTATATACTCTGAATCTTTTGTAACAAATGTTGTTTCCCCTAATTCATCAGATAGTACATGGATTTTTTGATAAATATCTTTTATTTCCCCAATAGCAATTTCTTTACTACCACAACTAACTAATAGCAGAATCAATACCATTACACTTATAATCTTTCTCATATTATACCCCCATAATAAACTCTAAATTTATACATATAATTATAAGATTAGAACAATTATCTGTATTTTTCAAGACTTTTTTCCATTTCTGATATCAAACTACTGTTATTTGAGGATTTTGTCTTTTTTATTTCCTCTATGTCAATCCATTTAGGATCTTTTATCCAACATTCTTGTTTATACATTTTATCACCTTCTTTTATTTCCTTAAAAGTTTTCATAGATAAAATATACTCACAAGCTTCATCAAAAATAAAAGCGAGATATGAATCATTTATATCCATAATCTCGCTAGGCCTCTGCTTGTATTTTTCACTAATTCTCAGTATTCTTAGAATCTTGCTGCTTTGTACGAAATGATGTAAGTGCTTTGACACCTATTTGAGTATAATTATATATCTCAAGTAATTGAGTATCTGTTAACTCTAATCCTATCTCCTCAAGCTCTGTATAACTAGGTTCAACCATAGCTGCTTTAGCCATTATAGTCAATAATTCCTTTTGCTCTTTCATATTAATAACGTCTTTAGTTGTTTTAGCTCCATTAAATAATATATAAGCTGCATTTAATAATGGATTGGGGATTTCTCCATTTGCAACCAATCCTAGCATACTAGGTCTTTTTAATTTACAAACAAAAGGTTCTTCTCCCCATCCTAATAGTTCGACTTCTTGTCCCTCTGCTATTTTTTTTAAATCATCTAAACTTGTTACTGCCATCTGTTAATCCTCCTACACTGGTAATTCGTCTAAGAAATCTAAATTATATGGAGCTGTACCCTTTTTAACTCTACTTGATATCGTATAAGCTGGTGCCATAAATTCACCATCTTTAAAGTTGAATGATACAGGCTTCCCTTTGCATCCTGGATATTCAAAACATTGATATCCTAACGTTTCTCCATCTCCATCTTTCTCTTCAGTAAATATTCTTAGTTTAAATCCTGTTCTATTTACTACTTCCCCCATTGCTGGTGGCCTATATCCTGTAACCTTATCAAGTGTTTTGGTTAATGTTCCACCATCTACTATAGCTAAAACTTCTGGAACCATTACAACTTGAGTAAGATTAACATCAGAACCGTATTGAATGTCTTCTGTTTTATTAGTAGCAAGTATTTTATTCTTTGCTCTTAATATGGTCTCTTGCCCTTCAGACACAACTGCTGCATATGTCGCTTCACTTGCTGTATCAAATCTGTATATTTTAGGTGTAGTCTCTTCTGTTTCAACTTCAACTCTTACTATATTGACAATTGATTTTTCGGTTATTTTTTCTACTGCCATTTAATCATCTCCCTTTATAATCTTTTATAGTTTTCATACATAATAGAAAAGGTTATAGCTTTTTTTTCATCATCTGTAACCATCCCTGTTTCTACTCCTGTATATTTCAAATTTTTGAAATTCTTCATAATTTCTTTAATTTTCTTTTTGAAAGGTTCACATTTAGTAAAATTGTTTTGTGGTACATAAAAAATTATATCTACATATCCAGTACCAACTTTACCATCCAAACTTCTTACACCATCATCTTTTAATACAACATAGTTTCTTGTACATTCCTCTTTATGTTGTCCTATAAAATAACACTCTATATTATTTTCTTTTAAAAAATCATATAACTTCACTATCATTCAATCACTTCCAAATCACTTTGGCCCAACCTTTTAATATTTCAGCACTAAGCTTTTGTATTGTTGGCCATAATATTGCAAATCTCTTTTCATGAGCTAATTCTAAATACTTAAAATGTGGTGTATTCCCTCTTATCTGTATTTCTGTTATAGTTCCCTTAGCTTGTACATTATAATCAATAGTTTGTCTAGAGTTGCCTGTTCTATCCATCCATGGAGCATTACCTTTTGCATCATTAACCATTTTGCTACCAGAAACATTTGCATAAAGTTCTGTCTTTTTAATAGATTTTTCCTCTAACTCAGATAATCCTTTAAATAAATTACTTGCATCAAAATTTATTCCACTCATTTTGTAGCCTCCATAAATTCAACTGAAGCTTCCATTAACTCATATATCTGACCATTTTCAGTGATTAAGTCATCCATTAGAATTAAACTATGTTCTTCCATTTTCATTTCAAAATATATTTCTAAATTCTCTCTTGGATCAACTATTTTATAACACTTGTTGCTAACAAACAAATAATCTGTAGCTTTAACCAGCTTTGAGGATTCATTATAATCTACAAGAAATATTTTCACATTTTCATTAATTATTTCACCTTTATCTTTTAATGAAATAGAAATATTCTTATTGTTTGTATTATTGTAAATAATTCCTGTTAATTTACAAACTTTTATATACCCTTCTTTTTCACCATAATGATTTTTAAATTCTCTAACAATAATACATTCGCTAGGCATAAGATTAATACCTTGAACAACTTTACTTCTTAAATATTCTTTGTCTAACAACTTCATCACTCCTACGCATTGAAGTTTTATAACCACTTGTAATATAACTTGATGCAGCTTTAGAAATATATTCTTTAGATAAATTAATCCAGTAATCTGCTCCTGGTCCTTCAATTTCTATTGGCCCTATTTTAATTTTTTTATCTCCATCAGCCTTCATTAAACTAAGCTTTGAAGCTGTAGTATAAACATCATTGTTATTACTCTCTAACATCAAACTTAATTCTTCATCAGAAAAATAAGGATATTTCTTTTCTTGTAAAAATAGCTTTAATAATTGAAGTGAATCAACCATTATTCCTCACCTTCTTTTTCTCCTGTATCTCCATCTTCATTTTTAGGTCCATCATTTTCATTAATTTCATCTAAAACTTCTACATACCCGTTTGATACTAACTCATCAATGTCACTTTTCCTAACTTTAAACTCCTTACCTGTGTTTACTACAGTTTTATCATATTTGATATTTACTAAAGCTCTTACTTTATAAGTTTTTACTTTTGCCATAATTTATTCCACCTTTCACAATAAAAAGAAAAGGATGCTTAAGCACCCCTTTACTCATTAATTTACTTTTGCAAAGAAACATTCATCTATTCTTTCGAAACTTGGCATACAAATTTGTGATACCTTAGTTTCAACAGTCACTGGATCTTCTTTACACATTGCAGTTATAGCAATACCAGTTCTAACAATTTGTGTATCAAGTTTTCCAGAACCATAAATTTTATCAGCTTCTTCTGGAGTTGTACCATAAACTGAATTTCCTAATGTTCCCTCAGGAATCAATGTAACCTTATCATCTTCGTATAAGCTTATTAATATTCCTGCTTCGTTATAACATTGTCCAGCTACTATGGCTACTGTTATATTTAGCTTTTCTTTTAAATAGTTCTTTACTAATTGATCAGTAATAATTACATTATTTATTCCTTTTATTTCTGCAATTATAGCAGTATTTGCTCGTATATAACCAAATGTTTTACCAGTCATTATTGCTCTAGATGGTTTAGCCATACCTTTATCAGTAAATACCTTTTGCCATCTCTCAAAATCCCCTACAACATCTGCTGCAGGATTAGACCACTTAGCATCACCAGCTAATACTTCTTTATTTGCTACATCTACACCGTAGTCAACTATAATTTCACCATCTTCTGATACTATATTAATTTGTCCATTTTGAAGCAATTGACATCTCATTCTTTTCATTTGAACATCTGCTCCATCAACTAGTGAAGTATAATTGTCAAATATTTGTGATGCTAATTGCATTACTAATGCTTCATTGTTTGAATTTAATGCTAATAGTAACATCTGTCTATCTTCTTCATTTATCAATACTGATTCTTTAAAAAATGGCATCCTCTTAGCATCAATTTTTAAAGTAGCATTTAGTGCCCTTGGCTTTACCGCTACATCAAATGTAGATTGTCTTAATGCTATTGGTTTATTCCTAGAACCTCTTATCCATTTAAGTTCCATACCTATTTGTTTTTTTCTTGGAAATAAACTTTCATCTAAAGTATCTACTGGTGGTAGTTTTCCTATATACGTTGCTATTTCTTTTGTATTTATATAATCTTGTATTTTTGGCATAAATTATTTTCCCCCTTAATTATAGAAATTGAATCATCTTCATTGCAGCTTTAGCACTAGCATTAACTACTTCTGGTAATACTGATTCTTTTACAAATCCAAATATAAGTACTGATACTGTTTCTTTTCCTGTTGAATTAGTAAAATCCACATCTTTATATAGCAATCCGAATGCCTTATCATGAGTTATTGTAGTTCCATCTACATACTTACCATCCTTAGATAATACTGTGCCAGCTTTAAGAACACCATTATCTAATTTTGATGATACATCAGTTTTAGTTACCTTAATATTAGTGTTCTGAAATAGTTCTCCAGCTAAAGCTAATATAGTTTTATTAGTAGCTGTTAATGTTTCTGATTTTGAATACATTCTTTTTCCTCCTTTTAACTAAAAAATTTATCAATGTCTTTATTAGTTTTAAGTGATGAAGCTTTTGCTTCTCCTAATTTTTCACCTAAGCTCTTATTGTCTAATTTAGTGCTATCTCCACCTGAAATAAAATCAGGAGCTCCTGGAACTTCTTTTTCAAATAAGAACTCATTTTCCTTTTTTATAGCTTCCATTTGCTCTTTAAGTCCAATGACAGAATCACCATCAACTTTTAATTTTTCATTATCCAATAACGCTTTAACTAACTTAGAATTCTTAACTTTAAATTCACCTAAAGCCTTATCTAAAGCATTCGAAAAATTAATTTTTTGAAGTTTAGCTTCATAATCTTCTTTTTGCTTCTTATTATCCTCTTCAAGTTTAGTAACCTTATCTTTAAGACCATCTACATCTTTATATTCTTTCTTAAGGTCACTTATCTGCGTATCTCTTTCTCCAACTTGCTTTTTATATTCCTTAACCTGTTCATTAACCTGATTAAATCTTTCTTTTGTTACAAATTTACCTTCCGATACATCCTCTAAGTCTTGTTTTTCAAGTTCCTTTTGTTTATCTTCTGGTAATTGTTTAAATAATTCTTCTCCTATGATTGCTTTTATATTTGCCATTTTATTTCCCTCCATTAATATCTCTAAAATTCACTTTTTACCGAGGTCGTGTCCCCGATTATTTAGAGTGCTCTTAAATTCTTTACCGCCTGCTTAACAGCTAAAAAAGGCGAAAATAAAAAGCCTTAGAACACTAAGACTTTTAACGTTTAAAATATTTATCTACTTTCCAATTCCACTCTTTTCTATATTTAGAAGGATGTAATCCTCTTTTACCTGCATTATTTCGATAACAAAATACTCTATCTTTCATTTCTAATTTTTTAAATAATAATTCTATTTCTTTTTTTCTATTTTTCCCTTCATTAATATATACTTCTGGATAATCATCAAAGCTATTGCCCCACCCTACAAAGAAATTACTCATTGTATTCTCTCTAATATATTCTTTGATAAACTCGAAATTTTCATTTTCCTTCATAGTATTATAATTATCTGATAACTTGGTTTCCATAATAGAAAATAAATTTAGTACTTTAATTCCACCATATTCATCTTTAAACTCGTAAACTAATCTATCTAATGTATTATCATTAAAATATAAATCTGCTTTTGATGGATTAAATAGAATACATATAATATATTTTTTAGTACTATTCCAAGTTTTTTCATATAAATACCTATATCTATTCTCACCTTCAGTTTTAATAATTACATCTACCTCGTATTTAATCATATAAAAATACCACCTCTTATACAATATACACAAAATATATATAATCTTTCAATGATTAAAAATTAACCATAAGTTATTTTAATCATATTTATCTTCCATATAATACTTTATAACTAGAACTTAATTCTAAATTTCTATGTTTTAATTTGTTAAATCTTTCTGTTAATGTGTCCAATTCCATAGGCTCAAATTTATCTTTATTTTTTATTTCTTCAGCTATATCATTCATAATTTTTATATTTTCCTCAACCTCATTATCTTTATAGATTACTACAAACTCGTGTTTACAATGGGGACATTTAAAGGATAACTTAGTAACTTCATTAGTTACTTTAGTTTCCTTAAGCATTTTTGCTTTAATTTTGAAGCTTTTCTTACATAGATCACAATATGTTTTAATATTTTTAGTTATCATACTATACTACCTTTAACCATTTATTTAAATAATCAATATCTTTTCCTCTTATCCATTGCCCTAAATCTCTTCCTATATCATCTAGACTTTTAGTAATAACACAAGTTGTATAACATAAGCATTGTGGGTGTGGAATAGGTACCTTATTCTTAGGGAAATTACCTGTCCCTAATTCATAATCATTTTGATTAGCATAATCGTCACATTCATCTTCTCCAAAGTGTTTTACTTGTCTTTCATAATGTTGTGACGATAAATTCCAATGCACAGCTTCAACATAAGGATTTTCCATTGCTTTCTGAATGCTTGTAACATGAAAAATATGATTTACACTTGTCCTTAATAATCTTTGAGCATTATAATCAACTGTTTTATTTTTTACTCCTGGATATACTTTTGAGAGTTGCCAATCTTTCTTTTCTCCTGGTTTTAAATAATTCTCTAGGTCTTTAATTATCTCCAAATAAGATTTTTGAGATCCTAATCCATGTGTAATTACGTATTGTACATCCTTTTCCATACTTCTAGTATGTCTCCATATACGCTCAGAAAGGCCTCTATTATCTTTATACATTTTCCCATCTAATACCTTTAGCAATACATCATCACTAATGCTATAGGCAAAATTTATAAGCTCTTTATCAATATCAAGTTCATATTTGTCTTTTACATATGACACGAAATCTCCATTTACACTTGCTGCTATTTCTGCACCTGTCTTTATAGCTTCTGTTTCTAACTTAACTAAGTTATTATTTAACTCCATGATTTTATTTTTTATATATTTTTCATAATCCTTAGTCCAAGCTATAGTAAATCCACCTCTTGAAGTAGATGCTTTTCTAATTAGATCTTCTGCTATATCTTCATATAGTATTCTAATATTTTTTACACTAGTCGAAGTCAGCTTGTTTTTATCATTTATTGCTTCATTTAATAACTTTTTATAAAGAATATCACTATCACTCATTTAAGTTATTCCCTTCATTTTTACTCTTTCCGCTAAATTCACCTAGTTCTATTCCTTCTATTATTGATTTTTCATTCAGAATCTCATTAAACTCTTCTTCTGCATCTTCCGCTTTAGAATATTCATTAATATATGATTTTCTACTCCTTACATCTGCAATTACTTCATTTAATGCTATTTGTTTCTTTTCTTCTTCATCACTTGGAATAGGATAATTATGATTAAATGATATAGTAAAATCAATCTTATTCCATTCAGCTTTAAAATTAGGGATTTTACACTCTGATGCTATAGAAATTATATATGTTATGAGCTCTTTTAATATAGGCTCCCAATCATTCCACTTTTCTTCACATCTAGCAATTAAATCATTGTATAAATATCTCATAGCCTTAGCACTTGGAACATTATTCAAATCTTTAAGGCTTGGCATATCTAATATAAAGTTCATATCATCTTTGCATGTCTCTAAATAGTCATTTATAGCCTGTGCATTTCCCATGTTATATTCTAACCTTTGATGTATTGCTTGCTTTCCTGAAGCTGCAACAGTTTCAGCCGTCCTTATTGCATGTAGTGAATTAGGTGCTATACTAAGTTTATTTACATCATCTGGATTACCATCTATTATAGAGTCAGAACCAAACATTTGAAATCTTAATGCATCAGCAAAATCACTTATTCTCTTATTGTAATTTTTCTGTGGCTCAATTAAATCATATAAATCTGACTCTCCATATTCATCTCCAAGCTCTCCACCATTTTTTATTAACCAACAAGGAATCTTGTTAATTGTATATCCTATCTCTTCACTTTTTATTCCTATAGGATTATCTAAATCTTCTCCCGTATATGTTTCAATAGTATATGCTGCTGAAAGTACTTCATCTTCTTTAAATTTCATATATGAATATTTATGGATATAATATTTTTTATCCTTATCTTCCTTATTATAATTTCCTAAATCTTCTTGGAAGAACCTAATTTCTATTAAATTATCATCTATTTCTTTATAACTGAAATTATCTATATCATCATATCTTATTTTAACTTTACCATCTTTTGCTGAAATTCTTAGTAATACTCTTTTCTTTATTGTGCTGATTAAAAAGGCTTTTCTAGTTTTCTTCCAAAAGTGTTGAGTGTCTAATAGCTTATCAATAAATTGTCTTAACTCTTCACAATTATTCTTATCAGCTTTATTTATTGGAGTAATAATAATGCTTGGTTCTTTGCCAAACATCCATCTTGCCTGTTTTTTCAGCAATGGTTTTACTCTATTTCTAATATCCTGCGTAGGTTCATAATCAACATTATCATTGTTTACCCAATTTTGACCTAATAAATCTTCATCTATTTTTGCTGCATCTCTATTTTCCGATATTCCTTTATAAAAATAATAATCTTTTTTAGCTTTTTTTCGTTCCTCTATTTCATCAGAAGATAGCCTTAATAGTTTTTCTTTTACTGTACTCATTAAAATACGTTTCCCCCTCTCTTATAAGTTTCTTGATGTTTTTTAATTCCTTTTCCTTTGTCATAAACAGAATCATCATAAGGCTTACTCTTACCTTTTAAAATAACTGTGCTTATAAAATATCTTATAGAGTCCATGCAGTGATCATTTTCTTTTACTGGCTTATCTTCACCTCTATTAGTGGCTTTTTCATCCCAAACATAAGAAAAAAACTCCCTAAAACAATTGATACAACAGTTATTAAATGCTATTAAATCTTCATTAAGGGATCTTCCTACTTTTCGTATTCCATCTAAGACATCATTTTGAGCAGGTAATACTTTGTATTTTCCTTTTTCCCTTATTAATGCTATAAATGATGCGGCACTTGGATCTATAATAATATACTTAGGTATTATTTCCCCTAAGAATAATTCTAAATCATCATAATACTTATCATCAGGCTTTTGTTTTACTGAATCTCTACCTGAATAATAATACTCCTTGACTGCGTACCATTTTCCTTTATACTGTCCCCACAAAATGAATACAGTCGCATTTTGAGTACCATAGTCAATGCTTACATAATATTCGGTGTATTTTCTATCTACAGTCTCTACCTTATGTCTTTCTTCATCAAACATATCAAAAATAATGCCCTCAGCCATTACCCAAAGACCTAATATATATCTTTTAAAGAAAACTCCTGAGTACATTTTTTTATATCTATCTTTTACTTTTTCTGAAAGACTAAGATTGTCATCCATAGTAAAATGTAAATATAGTAAATTTTTTTCATTTTTCTTGTCTATCCAATTAGTTTTAAACCAATGATAAGGACCATCTGGATTACAGTTAAACCAGTATTTTGAACCATCAACAGAACATCTTCCAGTTGCCTGGTTAACAAAGCTTTCTGGCATCAATGCAACTTCATCAAAAAAACAACCTGCTAATGTTATCCCTTGAATTAAATCTTGAGATCGTTCATCTTTACCACCAAATATATAGAAATAATTTGATATTCCCTTTCTCGTCACAATAACTAGATTATCAGCTCTTAAATCCTCTACTTTATAACCTCTTGATTTAAGCATTAATTTCAACCAGAATAAAACGTTACGTCTAAAAGAACCTATTGTCTTACCACACATTCCAAAGTTTTGATATTTGAAATTTTCCATGGCCCAAATAATATAAGATAGCGACATAGATAATGTTTTACCGCTTCTTATGCTTCCATCTGCTATTATTCCATCTTTCTCCTTAACAGGAGATTCATTCATCCACCAAGTTAAAACTTTTAATTGTTTATTAGAAAATGGACTAAATTTAAATATAGCCTTTTTTATTTTATTAACTATTTTCTTCATCAATCCATACCTCAGCTACTTTACTTCCCAAAGCTTCAATAAATCCATCATCTTCATTTTCTTCCTCTGACTCCTCATCAATAGATGCCTTTATTCTTTTTATTTCAGTTTCAAGCTTTATGTTCTGTAGCTTTCTATTCTCTATCTCTAGCTTGATTTTTTCTTCATCATTTAATAAGTTACAATGCTTAGTTAGAAAATCCATAGCTTTCATTTTATCTAGTAGCTTAAATTTAATTCCATCTTTTCCTTGAGATACTTCGCTTATTAGTGTTGTATCTACCATAGTACTCTCTTTTAAATCTATATAATTATATTGATACTCCTTTTGCTCACCAGTTTCAGGATCTATTATTGGTTTAGGATTACCTTCTTCATCTACTCCCCAAGCTCTTTCTGTTTTCTTTCCAAACTTAATATAGTCTCCTATATCAGAAAAAGCTATGTCCATATATTTTTGAATTAAACCTCTTGTTAAAAATTCTTTATTTAACTCACTCGCTAGTAAGCTATTAATCTGATCATTAATCTTAGTGTTTTTTAGCAATCTATTAGCATTTACTGCTGCAGTTTCATAAGTACATTTATAAGCTTTTAAATATGCCTTTGTAGCATTAAATGATTTAGTATAGAAAATACAAAAAAGCTTTTGCTTATCAGTTAAATCAGTATTTTCTATAACCTCTATAACTTCATCAGCAACAGTTTCTTTTTTACTGTTATTCTTTTTATTATTTATCTTTTTATTGGAGCGTTCCTTATTCTTTTGGAGCGTTCCATTTATTTTATCCGACCATTTATCTTTTGCTTTCCATCCCCTCACCGTTCCAGGTGATATGGATAGTATTTCTGCAATTTTAACTAAATCTATATTACCATTATTCTCTTTATAAATCTCAAATGCTTTATCCCTTGCTGGACTTCTTACTCTAGCCATTACATATACACCACCCACCTTTATTCTTTATATACTATACATTCATTTGATAGTACCCATTATGAGTTCTCTTTACTTCCTTGCCTTGTTTTCTTAATCTCTTCGCTTCGCTCTTTGTTATTCTTTTCATTTTAACATCCACCTTTTCAAAATAAAAAAGAACTCCTATACCTATAAGAATTCTTTATATATATTTAATATTCAACTTTTCTCTCTAACTCTTCAACCCTATATTTAATGTTATTAATCTTATCATCATTCTCATCACAACTTTCTTCTACTTCTCTTAATTTCCATTGCAAATCATATATATCATTATCTAAACTATAAATATTATCTTTATTATTTTTCTCTTTTTCTGTTAAATCACTAATTTCATTAACTAAACATTCTACTTTATTAGTTAACTCTTCAACTTTATCAGAGAGTACTAGAAACTTAAATTCTTCTTCACTTATAGAATTTAATTCCTTATCTACTAATACAGTTCTTACTTCTTCATCACACTCTACACATTTAGCTGACCAACTTTCATTTCCTGATTCATCTATACTAATTTTAGCTTTAAAAACTTCACCATTACATTCTGTACAAACAGAAGGTATAGTTCTATAGTCTCCACATGAAGCATTTGCTAATTCTTCACCACAAGCTATACATACAAGTCTAACTCTACTGTATTCAGGATAAATCTTAATTTTTACTTCGCCACACTTTTGACATGCAGCTGTAATTGTTCTAGTTTTCAAAATAACAACCCCTTAAATATTGTATATGTTATATATATATTTACTTGGGATTAATTTTATTATTTTATTTTTGATGTAATGCACCATTTACTCTCTTATAGCTCCTAGCACTCATACATTCTTTTAAGCTATCTGTTTCCTTCATCTTTTCGATTTTCTTTTTACTACAGTAAGGGCATGCTATAAATCCACCCTTAATCTTTGTATTAAGTAAGTCTTCAGTTAGTAATACAAATTCTCTTTTACACGTTTTACATTTATAGCTTGTATATTCTTTCATACCCTCACCTCACTTTTATATAAAATAAAAAACACTCATATAATTTAATGAGTGTTTTTAACTAAATTTCATCTTATTTACTTACATGCAACTTTTGTTTCTTTTCCACATTCTGAACATTTATATACTTCATATCTATTTCCATTAATTACTTCAAATTTGTAAAAATTAAATACTCCATCTTCACAATTATTACATACATCATCTTCTATATCTGAATGATATATATTACCATCCGAAACATAAGCAAACTTTATATAATCTCTTATATTCTTTATATCAACCTTATAATTATTCATTTCTTTCATATAAAAATCCATGGCACAATACCTAGAGCAAAATAATTCTAATATAGCCCTACTACATTGTAAATTCATTTTATCTGTTAATTCTATTGAACAATTGTGGCATTTCATTTTTTCCATTAGCTGATTTCCTCCTATTTGCTTTTGTTTATGTAAAATGATAATTTAAAATTGTTAATCCTTTAGTATTTCAATATTAACCAAGTCTTTACAATTAATTAATACCATTTTTCTATCGTCATCATATTCCTCTATTATATCTTTTGTATCTATAGTGTATGATGTATATGAAGTTAATAAAATTTCTCTATTATTCTCTTCTGGATCAATAGTATAATTTTCTAACTTACCTTCATAAAGTATATTATGTTCATACAAGTATACTCTTACCCAAGCTCCCTTAGGTGCTTTCATAGCTTTATTCCAAACGTTACTTTGTGAATTCATATTGCAGTTCAATATTTTGTTAATATATTTTTCTAGTGAACTATCATAATATAGTACCCATAAACATCCTATTAATAATGATATTAAAATTAGAATTAAATTTTTATTCATTTCACTTATAACTAATTGTTTATTTATTAATTTACTAATCCCAAATAATAGAATTTCTGTAATGGATGTTATTATAAAACTTACTACTATACTTATTATAATCATATGAGTATCTTTAGAATCTTTTTCGCTTTTAAAATGTTTCTTTATACTTAAAGCCATATATCCTGGTATAAAATATAAAAATAATTTAGGTATAATATCTACAATATCATTTATCTTCATTTAATTACTTCCCCGGTTTTGTGAATCCTGGCTTAACACTTGTAGGTTTAGGATTTTCTCCTATTCCATCCCTCTTTTCAAAAATATTATTTCCTCCAGATGGTCTATGTAATTCACCCTTTTCAAATATTTTACTCCCTCTTTTCTCCGTCATAATTCTCACCTCCTAGCTATTAAATTCTACATATAATTATAAATCCCTTCAAAAAAGCACCTGTTAAATAGTTATTTTTTCAACTACAACAAGCGCTTTTCTATAAAAGGGTACTGAGAATTTATGAGAGAGATTTTAGTGTATCCTGGATCACCAATGGTTACAACACTCAGCACCTATCCATTAAGTTAATTCCATAATCTCGAAGGTAATTAACTTAACCCTTTTGGAGATAGTAGGCATCGAACCTACTCTAGATTAACTAGTACCAAGTCTTTTATCCCCACGTTACACCTAGCTTTTATACTAGGTGCTATAATTATAGGAGGTCAATCCACAATGAAAAACCCTGTCCAAGCTTTCCACAATATTATTAAACCATACTTCCTATATATAAATTATTCTAGTTTTATTCCAAAATTATTCCACCTATTCCACTCATTTATGCTTTGTATAGCTTGTCTTATCTTTTTGTTAACTTGGCTCTGACTTAAATGTACTTCATTAGCTATTTTGTATTCATTATATTTCTTACCATACTTCATTTCTAGAATTATTTTATGTTCTGGACTTAATTGGAATATTACATCTTCTATTTCACTTATATCTCTTTCTATAGTATCTAGTAATTCCTCTTGCTTTTCCCTCTCAAGTTTCTTTTCAGTTACTCTTCTTATCTTCATTTCTGTAACTCTCATTATTTCTCTTTCTGCATAGCTTATTCCACTTCCAGATGTTTGTACTCTTTCTTCAAAAGATGATGACATACTTTCTTCTGGATCTATATTAAAGTTACAATCTCTTAAGTCCTTTTCTATCTTATTTATTTGTTCATCTAATATTTTAATAGTCTTTTGTATGGATTTTATCTTCTTCTCTTTTTGATAATATCTTTTAACTTTTTCTTCTGTTTCTTTAAACTCCTTTTTATCCATTCAACCCCTCCTTAAACTCTCCATTTACTGCTATTATTTCTCTTCCATCTATATTTAATATCAATACTCCATCTATACATTTGAGCTTGTCTTGGTCTATTCTAGTGTTAATACATATATATCCTGCATTATTCCATCTACAAGATACTTTATTACACATATGTTATTCCTCCTTAGCTTCTTTTATTAAATCTAACCTTCTTAATATCTCATTTCTTTCAAAAGCTAGATTATCAGCTCTCACATTCATGATTGCCCTCTGTTTTCTTGTGATGCTAAATACATCTATGTTAATAACTTTATCTCTATGCTGCTCAATCTTCTTTTCTACCTTATCCAAAGCTTTCTTTAGTTTATCTTCTGCTATTCCTAATATAACTCTTTTATCTAATTCTAATTGTCTATCCTCGCTCATTCTTGCTGGATTCCAAAAGCTCAATTCCCATCCCTCCTTAGAGTGGACCATATAAGATCCACTCGTAATATGTCTTATTTCTGAATCATTAATTATCTATAAATATTATTCATCTGCTCTTTTTGATGATTAGTATGTTCTTTATGGAAATGAATTGCTTTCCCTTTTTCTTTCAATGAATTTACTATAGAAACATATGCATAAGCATAAGCCATACTATCACAGGCATATATAAATCCATTTCTATTGCTATTTCCACACTCTGGACATATAGTTTCATTGGCTGTAGTTGTTTCAGCAAACCAAATAAGTCCACATTCATCACAACAAAATTCTCTTTTATATTTAGGTAATTCTATATCAGTATTTAGCCATTTATCTAGTTTTTTATTTGCATTTTCTTTCATATATTCTTTCTCCTTTGCAGCCAAATCAAAATACGTTTTATAATTGAATGACGTATTACTTGGAACACTCTTCACTTATTATCTTTTCATAAGAATCCAATGCTCTTAATCCTATTTTAACAAGTCTTAATTCACTCTCACTTAGAGATAATGCCACTTCATCACTCTTACTTGCTTTTTGAAATTCTTCTGCTTTTGATACCTTATTTAATAAACTCTCTCTAAACTTATTCATTTCTTCACTCCTTTTACTTCGTAATATTATCAAATTACTCTTCTTTATCATTTCTAGTAGCTCCATATATCAATGCACAATAAAATAGTAATGCTATTAACCATATAACCACTATTTTCATATGCTACCCTCTCAATCTTTTATCCAATCTATCTATTTTCTTATCTATCCATTCTTCAATCTTTTTCTTATCATACATAAGTTCTAATTGCATTAACATAATATATACATCTGCAATTTCTTCTTCTACATTATGATCTCTCCCCCTTAAATCTTTAGACAAAGCTTGTTGTAGTTCTGCAAGTTCTTCCATCGCAACTATCTTCTGCATATCTTCTCCAAATGTGTCTATTGCTCTTGCTTTTATTTCTTCTCTGATTTCTCTATCTCTTTCACTTTTAATATCTCTATAAAGCCTTTCTATAGATGGCACTTTAAGAGTTGTTGTTTCTCTTAAATGCGTTACTATTTCATCTATGTTCTTTTTCCCTATATTTTCTTTTATATATTCTCTAACAACTGATGAAGAGTATCTATTTCCAACCTTATTCATAGCCTTATATCCTTTCAAATACCTTTTTAAATTCATTACAGAAGCTTTCTAACTCCTCTATATTTCTGAAAGCTAGTTTATATCCTTCACTTTCAAGTGCTACTCCTAGTCCTGTTTTTGCTTCATACACACCGTTCTTTCCTTTTAACTTAACTTCTTTTATGACAACCTCTTCTAATACTTCTAGTCCATCTGATTCTTTTGCTTCTGCCTTTTTGACAACATCGGTAATACGATTTTCTATTGATATTTCCTTCTCTAATTGTCTTGCTACTTCTGCTGCTATCTTCTTAGCATCTTCTTTTTCTATAGCTTTCTTAATATTCCTGTTATCTTCTAAAATATAGGCTGCTGCATTTTCTATCTCTAATTCTTCTAATATTTTCCCATAAGCATTATTTACTGCTGTTTTGCTTAGTTTAGGAAATTTAAACATAGTCCCTTCTACAACTTCTTTTCTTCCTTTACCACTTTTCATTAACCCTTCGATAAATTCCTTTACTTCTGCTTGTAACTTAGCCATATCAATATTCCCCTTTTCTAATATTTTTATTGATTCTGCATCTTCTCTCATAAACTCTTCTAGTTCACCTTGCATTTCTCTTATCTCTTTAAAAGTCCATCCTCTACTTACTAAAATAGCTGACATACTTCTATCTATAATCTTCATTACCTGCTCTGTCTTAGTTTTTGTTACCTTCTCTATAATTTCATTTATCTTTATTACTTCTCTTTCAGGCAACTTTTTAATTAAATTCATATCCTTATCTATTTCTCTATCTCTTTTTCTTCTTTCTTGCCTATTCATACGCCCTCCTATAGTCTTTCACACCACTCTTTTAACGGACCATAAAAAGTACCATCTAGTTCTATAATGTAATTGTTCTCATGTTCAAATAAGAAGTTCCATACAGAACCTAAAGTAAATTTACTATTAAGTTCTGTACACTCTTCTTTGAATCTAATAAAACTAAATCTAAGTTGCTCCATCAGAATGGCATGTCCCCATCATCTACTGGTGTCATTTCATCCTCAAAATTCATTCCACCAAAGTTATTTTGAGGTGTATTCCCTTGATTATTGTTATTACCTTGTCCTATAAACTCAAACGAATCTACTACTATATCAGTTGTATATCTCTTAGTTCCATCTTTAGCATCATAACTTCCAGTTCTGATGCTTCCAGTAACAGCTAGTTGTCTGCCCTTTGTAAGATATTGTGCTATTGTTTCTCCTGTCTTTCCAAAAGCTATACAATTTATAAAATCTGTTTCATCTTTCTTAAAAGGTCTTGTTACTGCTAAAGTAAATCTTGTTACTGCTGCTCCAGTCCCTGCTGCAAAATTAAGCTCTGGATCCTTTGTAAGTCTACCTAATAAAATTACCTTATTGATAAGTCATTCCCCCTTCTTATTCTCAATGAAGCTTTTTGTTGTATTCTCTTTGCATTATTTGTCCATTTTTTAAAGTCCTTATTTTTCCTAACTATAAATATCTCTTTTTTTAACTCTTCTTTACTTCTTCCACAAGCTATTATATGATTAGTTCCTCTTTGCACCATTACATATTTGAAATGTGGGAAACATAATCTTAGGTATGTTCTAAAATCACAATCTCTATAATTAACATCTTTTTTAGTTTTTCTTCTCATATAAGGCTTTAAATACGCACTTCTATATTTCCTCATTATTTTCATTCCCTCTCTCTATTCTTTCAAACTCTATTACCCATACCCACGGATTAGCTTTATAACTATAAGTTTCTATATCTTCGTTTTTTATTGTGCTATCCCATAATTTCCTAAATTCATCTTCTGCTAATGGTGGAAATTCTTCCTTAATTCCTTCTCTTTGTATATCTTTCTCTGTTATAACTAGTAGTCTTTCTGCTTTTACCTTAGTTACTCTTAAGTATGTTCGAGCATATTTTTTAGGCATATGGATTGAAGGCTTCCATTGTATTGACTCATAGTCAATATCCTCTATTCTTTCATCAGCCCTATATAAAACTACTCCTCTATCCTTAATCGTTTCATCTTCATCTAATATATCTCCAATAAACCATGTTTCTCTTACATAAAGAATATCTCCTGGTTTATATGGCGGTCTAACATGCTTATCTATAATTGCATTATCTATATCCTCAAAACTCCCCTTCCCAAATGCTGCTTTACCTTCATCGCCTTTTGGTACTGAACAGGATACAAAACCTATAAAATCCATATCTTTAACATCTTTTATAATTCTTCTAGTAACTGTCTTTCGTCCTTCAATTATTGCCTTAACCATTTCAGTATTAAATAATATTGGCTTCTCACTCATTCTTGATCTCCTTTTTTATTTTTCTATATAATTCACGACATTCTTAATTGTCATATTAATACTTCCGTCACCATTCTTGGTTATCTCAAACCTTGAAATATCCTCATATGCTTCTTTACTAATAGTTATGTCTATCTCTCTGTCTATTTTTAACTTTATTTTATTTATCTTCTTTTCCGCATAAACCTTATCTATTTTTATTTCTTCATCAACATGTCCAGACATAAACATTTTAAAGTTATCAGCAAATCCATCTTCCTTAATTATTTCTTCTGCAAACTCATTAATGTTTATAGTTTCATTTTCTTCTAACTGTTTTCTAATTTCTCTTCTCATGCTCTCTGCTTCTACTGCATCATCTGGATAAGTTTGTCTTATCCATCTTTCACTTAGATTTATAAAATTTCTAGTTTCATCTCTTTCATTTGTTATTTGAATACATCCTAAGAAGTTATTTATCCAATAGTTTGATCCATATTCTTCATCATCAGATTTCTTTTTATCTAATACCAATAAATCAAAATCTGTATTTTCTCTTGTAGGTTTTATAAACGCTGCCTTCTCTATTCTTTGACTACTTGCTGGTAAACCTGTTGCTTGAGTTACTAAATCAACACCTACTTTATTTTCAATAAAGTCTATTTGATGTATAAAACTCTTTTTATAATCTAATTTAAGTATTCCTATCATTGGTCCTTGATCTGTTATTAAAGAAACTATTATCAAATCACATGAAGGGATATTTATATTTGCCTTCATTCTTATAAATAATTGTCTTGCTAGCTCTTGTGATAGTCCTATTAAATTGCTATCTACCCCATTTAAATAATCTTGAACTACTTCCTTTACTATATTTCTTTCTTCATTAAATTTTGCATATTTTAAATCTTCACTCTTTAGGCTTTTTTCTATATGCTTATAAAGATATTTATAGACATCCTCATTAATCTCTAACATATATTCATTTAATATAGGTTCTCCACTATTTGAATCTAAAACATGAATTACAGCTTCTTGAATATTTATATCATTTATATATTCCATTATCCTGACTTTCTCCTTACTAAATTAAATTTTTCAAACAATGCTTTAGAGCTTCATTTTCTCTTTCAAGTGCATCATTTTTATTTTCTATTTCATTAATCCACTTTCTAACTTCCAAATTTTCATTCGAATACTTTTTATTTAGTTCTCTTAACCTTTGTGTTTCTTCTAACAACTCTTTTAAGGAAATAACTTTTGTGTATATACCACATTGTAAGTAGACATTGTTACTTGTAATACCCATGGCTGATAATTTTTCATGATCACATTTAGGCATATTAGTTTTTCCTCCTTATTATTTTTACTTTTCCATAACACTCTTCACAATTGCTATCACATCTTAATGGGCATTGTTCATAATCAATACACTCACCACACATTTTTTCATAGCAACTATCAAGTTTATTAAACTTACACTTTTCTACGCTTGTAATTAATATTTTTTCTTTCGATGCTGCTTTACAGAGTTTTAATCCTATAAAAATTGAAATCACTATACATACTAAAATTGTAATCAGATCTATCATATTCATCTTTCTACACCTACCCTCAACACATTACCTTTAAGATCTCTTATCTCTTGTGTCAGCATATTTACTTTAGCCTCTTTAGTAATTCCATTTACTTTATACCTACAACTTGTCCAATTAGATTCTTCTATGCCCTTATTGTTTATTTCAAGTGCCTTGGCTGCATATTCTTCAAACTTTTTAGTATCTCCATTTAATAACCTAACTATACTTTTCATGCAGTATTCAACACATTCTTTAGTAACACCTTGATTAATTAGAGTATTATTCATTTTTAATTACCTCCTTGCAAAAGTGCCCTAACATTTATTTTTTATTCCTATAGAATGAATATTCTGTGAATTTAAGTGTTTAGGTAATTTGCTCTATCATAAGCTAAAAGACTTCTTAAAATTTCACTATTCATTCTTTCATTTTTAAGTTTTTCTTTGCAAACATCATAGTTTATCCTTTCTACATCTCTTTTGTATCTTAAATCAGCTATTTCAGGAGTTCCTTTAGCTATGTCTAAAGCCATGTTTGAAGGATAGTTATTCCCCCTACTTTTTAAAGATATTTCTTTAACTGCTAGAGCTTTTCTATATTCCTTTTCCGCTATTGCTAAGTTAATTCCAAGTTCTTTAAGATGATCCGTTATATTATCTAAATTCATCTTACTTTTTTCTAACAACTCAACTTTTTCACTAGGCAATGACATATTTATCACCTCTCCAATTGAATAGGACCTCTAAATCATACTTATATCTAACTTTCTTTTTAATCATTGACACTTCTATTCCATTTTCTATGCACCAATCCATTGGAATTGATTTTCGCTCTCTACTTTCTATAAATTTCTTTATCTTTATAGCTTGTACTGCATAACACTTTTCTTTATCTCTAAAACATATAATGAAATATGCTTCTATATTTTTATGATTTATTACACTTAATCCCTCAATTTGATTAGATTTAATATTGTTTAGTGGTAAACTAGATCCTTTTGTGTTCTTTAACTCTAGTAAGAATAATTTGTTATTAGTCATAACTTGGCAGTCACATATATTCTTAGCCTGAAATCTTACTTGTTTATTTTCTATATCCCTGTTATATGCTGCTGTTCCATCTTTAAATCTATAGTACCAATGCTCCTTTGAAACAGAGTTCTTAAATTCTTCTTCAAATATCTTACCTATATTTTTAGCCATATAATTTACCTCCCATAGCTGCTCTTATGACATCCTTTTTGTTATATCCCACTATATTATCCTTAACTGAAATTCTTGAAGGTTTTATTAATCTATAAGAATCCTTTTTAGGCACTAGTAATATTTTCCCAATTTCCTCTTCAGTGAATATTTCTTTAGAACTAAACATTCCATTTAGTCTATCTTGAAGCTCTTTCTTATACTTAATATCTATTCTCCTATCCATATGTGGAGATTCTTTCCCAAGATGATGATCATAACAAAGATTAAGTTTATTGTGAGGGCAATTTATCATTGCTGGTTGCTGCTTTCTAAAAACTATATGATGTTCTTCTGCGAATGGACTTCCACAAACAATACAATACTTATCTTCCTTCATTACATTGCTTCCTCTTCTAAAAGTCTTTTTATAATATAAACTTGTCCTTTTCCTGTAACTCTTGTAGTAAACTTTGTTTCTACTCCATTACTTCTTTGAATTACAAATTCCGATTTCTCAAATAATCCTTGCTCTAACGCTCTTTGCATTGGCTTAGTTGAATTCTTTTGTATTAATCCCCATTCCCTCAATTTATTCCAAAGTCTTTTTTCACCAATTTTCAAGTCATTCTTAGTTGCCAAGTGTGCAACATCCCTAACTAATATTGAATTTGAGCTTGATGATATTTGGTTTAAAAATCTGTTCTTGTTTTCAATTTCTCTATCTTTAGCCTTTATCAATTCATCTTTTTTCTTCAAAGTATTTTGAGCTATCAATAAAGCCTTTGCTAATATGTCCTGCTCGCTTTCTTCTTCATCTATTGGTATATATCCACCTGTTTTCCTTATCTGCGGTAGTACCTCTGATGTTATCCATCTTTTAAATTTTTTAGCTCCCTCTAACTTACTACTAAGTATTAAAGAGTAAAGTCCACTTTCATTTATAATTTTCATGTTTCTATTTTGGCTACCGTCGTAAATTGCTACGTCAGCTTTATCTTCATCATCTACATGACTTTTTAATGCATCTCTTGTATTTGAATATCCTAAAACTTCAGCTATATCCTTTCCTATAAACCAATTTTCACTTTCTTTTGTAATTACCCTTACTTGTCCAAATTCAATATTCTTAAATATTTGTATATCATTCAATTGTTCTTCCCTCCTTAAATAACCAAGGAATATAACTAGATGCTATTTCTCCAGTTTCTAAAGACTTAAAGCAAATGTATTTCTCTCCCTCTGGCATATATACATATAGTCCGTTTTCCCTAGCTTGTTTTATTAAATCAGTAATTTTCTTTTTATAGTAAATAGGATCATCTTTTCTTAATTTCATCTATTCACCTCGTTTATTTTCTTTTCTAATTTAACTAAATTTAAAGCTGTCTTAGTTATTTCTGCGCTGCCTTTTTTTATATACTTGTATTTATTAAGTAGTGCTAATTCTGCTCTAGTTACTAATAACAAATTGTCTAAATCAAAATTTTGAGTATTACCATCTGCAAATACTATTACATGATTTTTAGGGATCTTTCTCTCGTGTGCTTTTTCCCAAACTATTATTGATTTTAATCTCCACTTATTTGGATCAGCTATTTTTACCATTACATATCCATCTTTAGTGAATCTCTCACTACCAACCGATCTGTAATTTATAGGTTTATTCCCCTTCTTAAACCAAGTCTTTTCACAACCTTTTGCACAAATTCCTTTCTGCCCTTTGTTGTGGGGAGTTCTCCCTTTCTTAAAACACCCTGTAAGTCCAGTATTTAGTTTATATCTCTTTATTGCTGCTGATATTTGTCGTGTGGTAAAGTTCATTTTAAACTTTTCACTCATTAATTTTTGAATTTCTTTGTGATGCCTACCTGGTGCTATCTCTTTTAGATAAGCTTTTTCTTCATCTGTCCACACTTGGCCTTTTGCTCTATCCATTTCTAACCCTCTAACATTTTAGGAGCTTGCACTTTGCTTCTTCCTAAAGTTTCAGCTTTAAACTCTTCTGCTCTTAAAACTAAGTTAGCATTAGATATAATTTGTGAAGCTATTTCCTTAACTGCTTTAGCTCTTTCTATCTCTTCTTGCAACTTCTCACCTTGTAACTCTTCTTCTGATAGCCTCTCTAGTTGCATAAATAAATGATTGTTTAAATCCCCTAAAGTATTTTTCATTTTACTTCTCCCCTTTATTATTTGATTATCATATGATAATAGAAACATATAATCGTAACTATTTATTCCCATTCTCCTTATTCTAATGAACGATTTATTATTTAATATTAAATTTCCTACATGCTGAGTAAAAATTATATTTTTCACCAGTTAATATTTTATATAAATATTCATTAGTTGCTGATACTTCAGGAAGTAATCCTTCTTTTTTATCCTTAGATGTGTCCCAGGCTGTACAATTTCTAGCTATAGTTTCCATAATATCTCGTATAGTAATTTTATTTAATATTAACTTGCTTACTAAGCCAGCATAAGGTTCATCTTTATTAACAACTAAATAATTATTTAATTTCTTACAGTCAAGTTCTCTTGAATCTTCAATAATTTCTAAACAACCATATAAAGCAATTTTCCCTTTATCATTAAGATACTTATCTATATCCTCTTTCTTTATTACAATAAACTTTTCATTTAAATCTACCATTATATATATCCTCCCTATTATAAAAAACATTAATTATATTCTTATGCTTCCAACCTCTAGTCACTAGTTTTTTGTTATGTCTATTACTTAACTGTAATAAACTAAACCCCTTTTTTGTTAAGATTACTAATATCCTTATGCATACCTGGATTAAATCAAAAACTTCTTCTGCTATGTGAACATCATCATCTTCTTTTATTGCTTCCTGAAGCTCTTTATATTCTTTCCTAAGTTTCTTGCTAACTTCTTCATAAGAATCCTTTCTGTTATTTTCATGAGTTTCTATATTCTCATCTAATACCATTAATCTTAATTTCACCAACTATACCTTCTCTTTCTGCTATTGTCATAATTAACTTTATTGAATCCTCAGCTGATTTTCCTTTTTCATATTCTATTTTAGCTTGTATTGTTAATTCATTAATTCTATTTTGTAAATTCTTTATCTCACAATCTTTAGCCTTAATTACTTGCCTTAGATATATGTTTTCAGTTACTGGATTCTTGAGCATTTCTTTAAGAATTTCTTTATCCAACTCTTCACTTGCTGCTAAAGTATCTTTATGATTTATCCCCTTAATTTCTATACTCTCATATAATTTTACTTTACTAACTCCCATCCCTTATTCTCCTATTCAGCCTTCATAATATTTCTTAATCTATAATTGTACCCTTGCCCTTTTATTAAAGTTATGTTTTTACCACAGGACTCCACAATTCTACCAGCTAAGGCTTCATCCAATTCTAAAAGCATATCTATATCACACTCTGTTGAAAATATAGTTGGAATTTTATTTAGATATCTATGATTTAATATAGGGTATATATGCTTCATATCAGCTTCTGTCAGTTCTCCAGTTAATTTACCACTCTTAACTTTATCTTTAAACAAATCATCTATAATAAGCACTTGTGCTTGTTTGTATCTGTTAATTAGTCTGTTATAATACTCATCATCCATTGTATTAGCCTTAAGTTCCCTCATAACCTCTAGGTATGGCATATAAACCACTTTATAATTTTGGTTTAATAATGCTGCTCCTATAGCTATAGATACATGACTTTTGCCTGATCCACTTTGTCCAAGCACTCCAAAACTATTTTCTCTTTCTGAATAAATTTCTTTAAATTGGTTAATATAATTACTAGCCTTAGTTTTAAGGTTGGTGGTTAAGGAATCAAATGGTTTAAATTCATTTAGTTTCTTAACCTCTTCTGCTTTAATACCGTAATTTTCCCAAAGCCTTTTTATATAATCCATTTCATAGCAACTACACCTTACGCATCCCGTGTCCTTTAATATCCATGTAGTATCTTTACATCTATTACATTTATAACTAGTACTCTGTCTCAATGTCTTTTCCGTCCCATTCTTCATCTGATCCTGTGAATTGGCTATAATCATATTTGATTTCGCCTGGCTTATCACTCTTTCCAGAACTTCCTCCAATGACATTAGTATCATTCCTTCCTTTGCTCTGCCAATTTTGTAATATACCCAAAACATATTTATAATTATTAATCTTCGCTCTGTTCATTGCTTCTTTAGCTGCATCCATTAACCACTCTTTACTATAGACTTCTATATCTGCAGCTATTTGTTCCATTAACATTGAACTAATAATAAATCCACACTTTTCAAAGTGTTTAAATACTTCTAAATTACCTTTAACAATATAACTACTATTACTATTACTAGTAGTAGTTGTTGTTTGGATATTGGATTTTGGATATTGGTTTATGGTTATTGGTTTATGGTTATTGGTTTTGTCGGCTTCACGTTCACTTATCGTTGACGTATCGTGGTACGTATCGTTATTAATATTGGACAAGTATTCTTCGATAAATAACTTTATAGAAACATTTTTAACATTCATTAGCATGTCTTTTACTAAATTTATATCCTTGACATTAGACAAGTCTTTTTTTATACAATCAAGCATTGGTTTTCCTCCTCTGTTTAAATTGTATTTCCCATAATGAATGATACATATTTCTTTAGTTTCATTGTTATATTTAATGAGTTTATGAAAATTTATAAATCTTTCCATCAAACTATTTACAGATTCTATGCTATATCCTAAATCAAATGCCATCTGTTTCTTTACTATCCTATAGACTCCTATCATGTTTGTGTTAGGATTAGTAAGTAAATATAGATAAAAATACTTATCTTCTGGAGTCATTTCCTCCATAACTTTAGGATCCTGCCAAAACTCTGTATATACTAATCTAAACGGCATATTATCCCTCCTTTTAAGGGGCATAAAGCCCCAAATAATTAATTATCAAATGGTGTACCTTCAAACATACTACTTTGATTTGTTTCATTTACAATATAGTTAGGTTCTACAATTTCTTCGGAAGTAACTGGTGCAGCATCTACATCAACATAATTAAAATTGCTTACTTTTTCTTCTTTAGCTTCTGATTTATAATCCAAATCTAATGCTTTAGCCATTTCTACTGATTTAGGAGCAAACTTAAGAACATCAATTAGCACTGTTTTTTTAGCCATACTATCAAAATTTTTAAACCAAACTGAATTTTTATTTACTGAACCTTTATAAGTATAATTTTTTGAAAATTCTCTTGCATGTTGATCTACTCTCTCCCTTGACCATACTACAAAGTCAAATCCACCATTTTTTAATTTATATACTGCATAATAATGAGTTATTTCTTCACTTGGAACATCCGCAGGTTTATGAATCAAACTTTTATTTAATCCATATTCATAAGAAAACTCATCACCTTTTCTTACTTCATGCGCATATATAGCTTCATATTCACCAGTGTTAAATGCCATCTTTAATATGCCTTTATAACCCACTTGAAAGTTTATTTCTACTATCCCTTTTGAGGTATTCTTATAAGGTATAACATAAGCTTCTCCAAGAACTGTATTAGGTTCTAATCCACATTGCGCACTTTGCATTAGTGCGCTTAAAAAACTTGTTGTATCAGCCTCCCAAAATACAGGGTTTCCATTGAATAGACTTAATGCAATTCTGCTGAATCTTTCAGGTGTCATTGCCTTTCCAACTGCTTTCTTTATTTCAGGTAACATTTTCTCTAATGCACTTGCCATTTTCTTTTGTGGTGTAATTTGTGTTGAAGGAGTATTGACTCCTTTATTAGTTACTAAACCACCGTTAACATTTGCCATTTTTCATTCCTCCTAAAAAGGTAAATTTTTATTTTCTAAATTTGAATATGGTGGTACTCCAACATTGTTGATTGCTATAGGAAAGTTCTTGTACCATTCAATAGCCTTACTTTCAAATACTTCATTGTGTTCATCATCATTAAAAACCTCAAATTCCTTATAACACACCTTTAAGCTTTTAATATTCTTAAAGTGTTCATATGACATTTTTGCTTCTTGAGGTGATTACCAATAATAATTAACTGTCTTCCAATTAATTATTTCATTATCTTCATTTAATAGAACATTTGCATAAATTTTATGTGGGTATATATCACTCCAATGTTTCATAAATTTTCCCCTTATTTACATTTACTTACCCTCATACTTACATATTCTGTTGTACCTTTTTTTACTGCATCATAAGTTGTAGGATACTTTTCCTTTAACAACTTATTATCTAATGAATCCTTACTTACCATATATCTACTTAGCTTATAAGAACCATCTGTAGCCTTTTTACTATTACCCATTTCTAAGAATATTTCTTGTTTAAGCCTTTCTTTTTCTTTCTCAAGTTCTTTTATTTTTTCAGATACATCATTATACTGAGTTAACTTATTATCATTTATGTTAATTTCATCATCATCAATTAGTGTTTGATTTTCTAATATCTCTTCTGTTTCCTTCTTAATTCCTGTTGGAGCTGGTGGAATCTTAGTTAATATGTGACTTTCCCAAAACTCATTACCTATAGCTCTAAGTGCAGCAATATCTTCTTCACTCCTAGGTACTACTTTCCAATTTATTTCTTTACCTAGCATATAAATTATTAAAAAGTAATTTAATCCTGTAACTCCCATATACCATTGACATTGACAATAATATGAATCAGGAATCTCTTCTCCTACCCACATTTTCTTTAAAAATTCCGAACCAGTTTTAATTTCTAATCCAAACTTCTCACCTTCAGGAATATATTTGATTTCTCCTGTATCTCTGTTTTCCCAATAGACATAATCTTTTTCTAAAATACCTATTCCATCAATGTTTGCACTAAAATATTCAAATTCCTTATCTATCATCATATATGGATATTCATATGCCTTAAGTTCAATATTAGTTTCCTTTTTAAAGTCCTCCTGGATCCATTCTCTAATCAATGGCTCCATACGATTACCAAACTGTGTATGAATATTCCCTTTGAACTTTTCAACTAAACCAAGCTTTTCATTAAATACTGTTAATGCACTTCCATAATTACTAAATCCAGCTATAGCTCCTATTTCTGAGCCACCTATTGAATTACATCTTATAGATAACCATTTATCTCTTTCTTCACTATCTTCTCTTGTGTCAAAAATTACTTTTGCACTTTTAAATAAGTTTCTATCTTCTATCATTCCAATCATAAAATTCACCTATCCTATCTTTTCAATTTCTACCTGATTACTTTCAGTATTCACAACTTCAGTAACAAAGTATTGATATTCGTCAATAGTCATTTCTGCTAATAGCTTAGCTTGTGAAACTTTATCTAATGATTCAAACTTATCTACACATATAAGCTTAAGCTCACCACATTGAACCTTAGCAATTTTCATACTTAATGCAATCTTTTCACCATCTGATAACCCATCTAATAAAGTACCATTAATTCTTACCCTGCCATCTACATCAACTGAAATCCCTTCAATTGGCATTTTAGCAGTCTTTAAAAGCTCTCCTGGTAAATTTCTAGCCTTCTCTATCTTAGTAGTAAGTTCATTTGAATAAACTTGTTTTGATGCCAATATTCCGTCCCTAGTTTCAATAATTCTATCCCAATCTCTTAGATAACTTACCATTTCAGCAACCTTATCAGCTTCATCTTGAAGCGGTTTTATATCTATTTGTTTATTTTCTTTTAAGTATTCTGAAGCTTTTCCTATTCTAATTTCTTCTTTTTCTATTTCAGATTTAACCTTTTCATCTACTGCTATTTTTTCAGCTTCTTCTTTTTCATCCAAGCTTCTTAATTCTTGTTCTTTAGCTGTAATTTTATTTTGGTTAATATAAATAATTTGCCTTTGTTCTTCAACCGAATCAAATACTTCTCTCTTCTTTTTATCCTTTAAGATAGAATATTTTTGAAGCAACTGCTGATATTCTTCATCAAGTTTATTATCTAGCTTGTTTAGTTCTAGTTCTAAAATATTATTAGAATTTTCTATGAAGTTATTAGCCTTTGAGATCTTACCTTGTGCAAGAGTTATAATGTCCTTTATATCTTCACATTCTTCCTTGTATTTTAAAGTAACCTTTGATTTTTGATTTTCTCCATTTGCCTTAATACTTTCAATTTTTGTATCAAAGTTCTCTTGTAATGATCTTGCCATATCAATTAATCTGTTAACTTCTTGCGCCTGAGATACTTTTGCATAATATTCTTGTATTTTTACACTTCTCCAGTCTTCTCCGTCATATTCTACTGGTAATTCTTCATATAAAGTCCTTATTCTAGATTCTAGCTCCTTAATCTCTCTATTGACTTCTTCCCTTGTTTTGTAGTATTTTTGTTCTATACTCTTAAGAATGAGTAGAATATGTTGTGAGTAGTCGATATCATCCACTAGGTCACCAAACCAATTCATGATATCCTGCTCACTCCATTCAATTTCTAACATGCTTAGCAATGATTTTGTTTGTTCCTTAACACTAAGATTTACCCAATCCAAAGGCCTAAATATATCTCCATTTATAAGACTTCTAAGAAATTTCTCTGTACTTGGAACTCCTTCATCAGCTTTTCTAACTTTTAAATAGTCACCTTTTTCTGACCTTATTCTTCTATCAACTTCAAGACCATCATCAAGTTCAACAAATAATGTTGCTTCTTCTTCACCATGTTTTATTATTTCTGTCCTTCTATTTTTATTAGTGAATGTTTTTTCTATAGCTTCAACTACAGATGTTTTACCACTTCCCATAGGGCCTTTAAAAATATTTATCTTTCCTGGTTCTAGCTCTAATTCATCTACACCTAAAAAATTAGAAACTTTTAAAAATGATATTTTTGACATATACTTTCCTCCTTCTATAACTTTGAAATTTTAATAAACAATTTTGTTATTATTGATTCATCTTTAGTAGCTGTTCTAACAATGATAAATATTCCTAAAACTCCAAGTATTCCAGAACCCCAGATACAAGTAATTTTAATTAGAAACATTACTGATAAATATAAATAATAGCTTAACATTTTTACTCCTTTACTTTTTTTAAATATGTTAACCTTTTGTATATAAGAAAGAATTTTTATTCTTTCCTTAACTCTTCTAATATAAGTTCAGCACCTTTTCTTGAATATTGAGCTATTAAAGCTATAACTAACCTTTTATTAAAATCATCAATTAGCCTGTCAGTAATTTTACCTTCTACCTCAACTTTAATCTCTCTCACTTCTACACCTTCTCAAAATCCTTTTTAATATCTTATTCTTTTAATGAATATTTGCTACAGATTTCAAATTAAAATGATATTTACATCTGCTACATCTGATATCAAAAACTATACTTCCACTTAATTCAAATCTAAAAATTAGTTTATTGCATTTTGGACATCTTACTTCTTTAAGCATTACTATGCCTCCCTTTATTTCCTTATCCCCCCTTGTATTATTAATATATAGTTGAATAAACTAACTATATTGACTTGAACTAAATTCAAGTTTTTCATCAAAAAAAATTTCTACTACTTTATCTGGAGTTAAATTTAGAATGTTTTTTATTGCTTTTATTTCTGATGCTTTAAATTCAATGATTCCATTTTCTTTTTTAGAGTAAGAAGTTGCATCAATTTCAAGGTTTTGACTAATCATTTTTTGTGTCAAACCTTTCTTAACTCTTTCAGCTTTTAGTAAATTAGTTTTCAAAATTACACCTCCTAACTTGAATTCTATTCAAATCTTATATTTATATAATATTGAATTGTATTCAAGTTGTCAATAGTTTTTTGAAAAAAATTTGATATTTATTCAAGTTTTATTTCTTTTGATTCAAGTTGTTATATAATTATTTTGAATGGAGGTGTTTTTATGAGTATATTTAGCGATAGATTGAAAGAATTAAGAAAAGATAGACGACTAACTCAAAAGCAATTAGCTAGTAAGCTTTTTATAGATGATACATCTATATCAAAATATGAGAATGATAAGGCAATGCCTGAAAACGAGTTGCTTCAAAAAATTGCAGATTTTTTTGAAGTATCAGTTGACTATTTGCTTGGACGAGATACATTTAATAACTTAAGAACTCCATCTCAAAAAAATCTATTTGCTGGTCCTGGTAAATTAGTAAATTTACAATCAGATTTGAATAAAAAAGAAAAAATAATAATTGAAAAAGAAGCCCAGCAAATGATAGATAACTTAGACAATGCTGATGTTGTTGAGTTTTGTGGTACTCCTGCTGATGAAGAAGATAAAGAATTTTTAAAAATGGCATATGAAAGATTTCTATCTGATGTTAGAGTATATAACAAAATGAAATATACACCTAAAAAATATAAAAAGAATTAACAATTTTTAAATGTAAAGAAAGGGTTAATAGGCATTCAAAACGGGGGATGCGGATTATGGATTTAAAAGAAATAGTAAGCAATTTAAAAACAAAGTTTCAAACTAATGATCCAATTGAGATATGTGAGAGATTAGGTATATGGATATATATATTACCACTTGGCAATGTAACCGGTCATTATACTTATATGAAAAGGAAAAAAGTATTTTTTATAAATGAAAATTTAGATGAAATATCACAGCATTTTTGCATTGCTCATGAACTGGGCCATGCAATTTTGCATACTAAATCAAATGTTTACTTCAATAGTTCAAAAACATTTTTTGTACAAGCTAAATTAGAAAACGAAGCAGATAAGTTTGCCGCTGAACTATTGATAGATGATAACTTTATATTAAACTATGAAAATATGTCAATTGAAACAATTTCTAAATCAACTGGCATAGAAAAGAAATATATTCAATTAAAATTTAATAAATACTAATGATATTTATGCCTATCTTAGAGAGCCAGTGAGCACCAACCCTAAAATGTATAATATACTTACGTAAAAAGAGTTTTCAACTACCCGTAACTTTAAATTTATAGCCTAAACTAAAAGTTTAGGCTATATTAGTTCAAATTAATTATTTGCTTGAGGTGATTGTATGATAGCTGCAATATATAGTAGAAAGTCTATTGCTACTGGTAAAGGTGAATCTATTGAAAATCAAATTGATTCATGTAAAGATTATATAAAAAGATTTTATCCATCTGTTACTGAATTTAAAATTTATGAAGATGAAGGTTTTTCTGGTAGCAATACTAATAGGCCTAGATTTCAACAGCTTCTTAAAGATGCAAAAAATAAAGAATTCAACATTTTAATTTGTTATAGATTAGATCGTATTTCTAGATCTGTTGCTGATTTTGCAACTACTTATAGTTTATTAGAAGAAAATTCTATAAGTTTTATATCCATAAATGAGCAATTCGATACTGCTACTCCTATGGGTAGGGCCATGATGAATATTTCAGCAACTTTTGCTCAACTAGAAAGAGAAACTATCGCAGAACGTGTAAGAGATAACATGATTTATCTGGCCAGAACAGGTCGTTGGCTAGGAGGTCAAGAACCATATGGCTATAAGGCAGAAAAAACTGTATATCTTGACCAAAACTTCGAAGAAAAAACATTAATGAAGCTAAGCCCTATAGAAGAAGAATTAAAAATAATTAAATTAATATATGAGAAATATATTGAATTTAATTCTATTACTCAGGTTAGCAATTTTTTAGTTGATTGTGGAGTTAAAGGGAAAAATGGTGGCGATTGGAGTACAATTCAAGTTTCAAGAATACTCTACAACCCACTTTATGTTAAATCGGATATAAATACACATAATCATCTTAGAGAACAAGGAATAAATGTGTATGGAGATCCAAATGGTTCAGGCTATTTAACTTATAATAAAACAAAGAAAAAAAGAACTAGCAGAGATATTTCAGAATGGATTTCTGCAGTATCGAAACATGATGGAATAATTGATTCTAAAACATGGTTGATGGTCCAAACTCTTCTAAATAACAATAAAAACAAAAAAGTAAAAAGACTTGGGACAAGTGATAACTCTTCACTTTTAACAGGAATACTTAAGTGTAGTTTTTGTAATTCTAATATGATTATAAAACAAGGTAAAATGTCCGTTAAAGAAGGAAAAAGAATTGATTACTATGTTTGTAGTAAAAAGGATTCTACTAAGGGCAAAGCTTGTAATAATAAAAATATTAGAATTGACAGATTAGACAAAATTGTTATTGATCAACTTAAAAATTATAATAAAAACTCTTTAATCTCAGCTTTAGAAAGTGCACTTTCTACAACTGATGACTCTGATGATAATACTAAACTTCAAACACTAACTACTTTAATTGAAGAAAATGAAAAAAAGATTAATAATTTAGTTAAACAATTATCTTTAAGTACAAATGAAACAGTATCAGAAATTATAATGAAGGAAATAAATAATATTAGCAAAGAGAATTCTATTATTAAAGATAAATTAAGTACCAACACAAATAAAATTGAAAAAACTAGAATGGAAATTAATAATATAAATATAGCTCTAGATATGCTCAAAAGATTTGATACTACTTTTGATGTAATTACTGATATTAAACAAAAAAGATTAATGCTTAATACAATAATCAATAAAGTCCTATGGGATGGCTTAGAATATAAAGCAAAAATAGTTATACTTGATGATAAAAAAAAATAA